TTCAGATATCAAGATCTTCAAATGTTTATTGATTTGAATATCCAGTATTTGTTTATTTAACTTTCTGCATATAACCTGGTTTTTCCTGATTTCTTGAGATATCAGGAATTCAATTGATTTGTTTTGGTGATTGTTCCAAGCCTTTTGGAATGTTGCCAAGCATGTGCTCTACTGTAACAGTCTGATTTATTTGTTTATTCTCTTGTAGCACTCCCACTTCTGCTCCCATCATTCCAAGCAATCTAGAAGCAGGAGCAAAAGCCTTTTCCTGCTTCGCTAATAGGTAAAGATCGACCGCTTCTGCTAGCACCCATTCTTTCGTAAGTACTGCTGTTCTGCTTTTGCTGTTCTCCAAGTCCTGCAAGTACTCCTGCACTCGATCACGCTTCAAAATATTGCTTGCAATACCTGCTGCTGATTTTTCTGAGTATCCTGCTTCTTTTGCTGCCTCTATTCCATTGAAATTATTAGAAAAATATATATTGCAGAAGATTCGCTCTTTTGGAGTGAGTTTGTTCTTGTTGGGTACTTGATTTGACATGAGCGGACATTTCATCTTATACTTGTTCCATCGTCAGACACGGCAACGCAATCGCAAGCCAGTCAGACGCAAATCAAATCCTATCAACATTATTTCTATAAAGTGTTAGGCGTTTGATTTGACATTTATTAGACGATTAGAGTATAATAGTACTCAACAATTCAGACAAGGCAAGACACCCGAAAGTGCGAAAGCGCCTGAACCCTTGCCTTGTGTTCGCAGTATCTTCGAAAATTTAAAGACGTGAGCGCCTAACCACGGTAGTCCATAAGATTCACGCTGAAACTAGGCGGACTAGCCAACGCAGTCCGTTCAAAAAGATTCACCAGAAAACAGTACGTCCAACGTTGGGCGAAAGTGTGGTGGATCAATGCCTCCTCCAGAACCATGCCCATTTGGGCATGGCTTAGAGTCCATCAAGGTGGACTGTAGGCCATGACTAAACATGGCATTCAATCAACTAATCTGGAGGCAATATGCGAAAGCAATTAGTGGTCAGTCAGTTCCCTCAGTACCAACGCCCTCGGCGTTGGAGGATGAACCCACTAGAACGCCTAGAAATGGGCGTTCGTTACTACAAAAAACCAAAGATGTAAACCTAGCATAAGACTGCTATCGGCAGTCTGTTAGTAGGTTTATGACCTGCTGTTTCAACAACTAATCTGGAGGCGACAATGTACCAAAGAGTAGAAGAATACGAATTCGTGCAAGCATTCAAAGACTTCAACCGTACCGATCAATTCACCAGAGATGGGCTGAATGTTCTATTTGAACACCTAGTGTCTTTAGAAGAAGACACCGGCGAAGAGATTGAACTAGACGTGGTTGCTTTGTGTTGTGAGTTCTACGAGTACTCACTGAAAGAGTACAACAACGAACATTCCCAACAATGGGAAACCATTGAAGAACTCGCAGAACACCTAGCAGACTACACAACCGTTGCCGGAACAACTGGACGAGACACCATAATCTTCCAAGCATACTGAAAACTAGTTCAGAACAGTCATCGTTGACTGTTCGCAAGTAGGTTTCAACTACCTGCTACCTCACGGACAACTACACCCAGTAGTGTCCTAAAAATAATAATTTCTGGAGGCAATATGGCACTGTTAACAATCGGCGGAAACCCAAAACTCGCTAAGTCTGACACGTCCAACCAAGGCTTCATCACAGCAGGACTGAACTTGGCTGCTGCCAACACGTCCGGCTACGAAGTATGCCCAAGACGTTCAACAGGCTGCACAGCAGAGTGCTTGCTGTACCAAGGACGTGGACGCATGGCTTCCGTGATGGCAGCACGACTGACAAAGACTAAGTTCTTCTTTGAGCATCGTGCTGACTTCTTGGAACAACTGCATGGCGAGATCGACAAGTTCCAACGTTCGGCAACTCGCAAAGGACTGACTGCCGTCGTGCGGCTCAACGTGATGTCTGACATCAACTGGGAGCGCATCGATCCATCGTTGTTCACTACCTTCCCCAACGTGCAGTTCTATGACTACACCAAACGGGAAGACCGAATGAACCGATTCCTTGACGGCAACTTTCCCAGCAACTACTCGCTCTGCTTCTCACGCAGCGAGGACAACGAGGACTACTGTCGCACGGTTCTCCAACGTGGTGGAACCATCAACGTGGTCTTCCGTGACTGGTTTCCACTCAGCTACCTTGGCTTCCCAGTGACGGACGGAGACAAGGACGATCTCACGTTCTTGACACCATCACACACAGTCCGTGCTGTGATCGCCAAGGGTAGTGCAAAGCACGACAAGTCTGGCTTCGTTGTCGATGCGACTGACAAGCACATGCAGTCATCTTGGCAAAGACAAAAAGCGGAGGCAATCGCATAACTGAGATCCATGCCTAGACACTCAACGAGTGTCTAGACCTGACATCACGGTGATGCAGGGACTAACAACAATATCTGGAGGCATATGGAACAAGAAACAAAGATCGTAACGCTTACCATCAAACTAGAAGTTGATGAAAACGTAGACGTTGAAGAGATGGTAAATGAGATGGACTACTCATTCGACTACGACGGAATTCTTGGATCAACAATCACGGAGTATGTATGAAACAGAAACTACTAGCCCGTAAACGATGGATCAAGGCGAGAGAAAAGGCTATTGATCGTATCCTTGCGAGGATACCAAAAGAAGAACAACCAACGGAGGAATCAACCAACTAAAACCCAGATTGTTACGCTCTTCCCTAGAGCGTAGCGACCTGCGTTTTAAGCAGGGTTTAACAACCAACTACTGGAGGCAGTATGATTCATTGGAACATGACAACTAACACCTACTCAACAATCCACATCAACGATGTAGATGTTCGTACACTACGTCACATTGGCTACAAGTTTTTTTGTGTAAAGATTGACTGGAATTACGAAGGTCAACTTGACGAAGATGACATTGAAAACCAACACGACACCAGCATCCAAGAAACAGTGTATGTCATTGCTGCAAATGAATGGCTTGCTGGACGTACCGCCTTCCTCCACTTGGACGATACCTACTCTCCAGCGGGAGATGCTTGGGCGGACGTAAGTGACGCAACAACCGCAACGGAAATCGAACCACTGGGCTTGAAACCGACTTACTACACCATCTCCATAAACCTAGAACCCTAAGAACCCAGACCGTCACCCTTCACGGAGGGTGATTGCCTGCGTTCTTCCAACGTAGGGTAACTAACAACGCCAACAAGGAGGTGACAACGCTATGACCCACAAACAATTCTTTTGGCTAGATCGTCCTCAGAACGATGATGACATCTGGAACCTAGCCTTGGAAGTTCTTTGTGCAGAGGAATACGACTCGCCTGACGAAATCTCCGACGAAGTGCTTGGAGACAAACTCAACGAGTTACGAAAGGAATACAACATCGAACGCCCAAAGCTAACCTAACCAACCCCCTACCTCCAGGTCGAGTGGCAACACTCGGCCTAGAACAACCGAAAAACATTATTTTCTGGAGAATTTATGAACATCAAAGACCTCAAGGTACTTGTGGCCTGTGAGTCCAGCGGCACAGTCCGTGACGCCTTCAACCGACTGGGCTGCAACGCTTGGTCCTGTGATATTTTACCGGCGAACGGACAGCTTATTCAGACCGATGTCCGTGAAGTACTGTTTCCTGACACATGGGATCTGATGATCGCACACCCCCCATGTACCTACCTGACTGCCAGCGGGATGCACTGGACGACAAGGGGACTGCGTGACCCCAAGCTGACTGAGGATGCCCTCGACTTCGTGCGATTGCTGATGGACGCACCGATACGCCACATCGCAATCGAAAACCCAGTGGGGCGGATCGGTACGGCTATTCGCAAGGCCGACCAGTACGTCCATCCCTACCTCTTTGGCCACGATACCAGCAAATGCACCGGCCTCTGGCTCAGTAACCTCCCCAAACTTCAACCTACAGAGTTTGTTCCAGCGGCACGACACGCTTGCTGTGGCAAGTGGCAGGACGAGGGACAGTGCAGCGAGTGCGGCAAGAAAACCAAGCCACGCTGGGCGAACCAAGCCCCATCGGGTGCTGACAGCACACCCCCATCGAAAGATCGCTGGCAGAAGCGGTCTGTTACGGCAACCGGCATCGCCGATGCGATGGCCCAACAATGGACTCAACACATACTGGAGACAGCATGATCGAAATCACCGCACAACCATCGCAACGATACACTCCCCCCGTAGACGATTGGGAGAGTTTCATTCAGATCTGCCATGAGGAGGATTTTTCAGGTCTACCTATGCTTGGGTATAGGCAAGACTATGAAATCGCCACAGTAACAGATCTGAGCATCCACACGGGCATATCGACGCCTTTCAACTTAGACGATTTGACTAGGAGTGAGTAAAATGAAACTAAATATTTCGGAGGAACGAGCAGACATCCCCAAGATCGACGCTGCCATCGGCAAGTGGCTCACGCACGGAACGACCATCTTCCAAATGCGAGACTTCGCCCAGCAGGCAGAAAAACTCTTGGACAAGATCAAGCTGCCCAAGGCTGACCGCTCCGGCGTACAACACGCCTTCTACTCCGGCAGCGTGGTTCCCAACCGTTACCGACACGAACGTTCAACGCACTGTGTCCTGCTGGAGCGCGGCACAAGGGACTGGTATCTCAGGTCCGTCTATCGAACCACCCAATCCCCTAGCCAAGGCCACCGTGCCGAAACGTACCTCACCAAGAAACAGCGGGACATCGTTGTCCGCCAATTCACCAAGCAATTCACCGTCCTCAAGGATAACGCATTGGAAACCACCGCAAAGGAGACAGCTTGATCGCTGGCCAACGTACCGTGACCCCCTATGATCGCGGCTCCGCCGATGCCTACTACTGGCGTGGGCCGGAACCGCACTACTACTCCAGCGGCTGGCGTATCCCTGCGTCAGAGATGACGGAATACCAGATCGCCAGCTACCACCGTGGGTACTCTGAGGAGTACGAACGGAAAGATTATTTCACCTTCGGATGTGAAAGGGACTGACATGGACGCTACCCTCCGTTTCCTGACCTTCCTGCTGCTGACCAGTTGTGCATTTTTGCTGCTGGTCCCCAGTATCCTCAACAGCATCACCTTCTGGCTGAAGGTGTTTGAAGTCACCATCAAGTGAGGAGAGACTATGAAACTTCCAACGAAACTGACCTTCCATTGCACCATCACCATTGACTCTGCAGATTGGGTCAAATGGTTTGAGTATGGCGTAGGCCGCAAACCAGCAGACCGTGACGAGTTTGACAAAGATCTAGACGAAACCCTTTTACCCCAGATCATGGGCGCAATTATAGCGTGTAAAATTCCTGTCGAATCCCTCCAGCTTTCGGGCGCAGACAAACCAATCATCACCAAAGACGAGGCGATCTAATGCACTACCTCGTTTTCGCCGGAACCTCCGGCCCCCTGCGGCCCATCTTCCACACCACCGACTGGTCGGAAGCCGCCGCCATCCAAGGCCAGGTCCACTATGACCCAGCCCTCGACACCACCGCATGGCTGTGCGAGTTTGAGTCAGAAGACCTGCAATTCTTCCAGATCAATCCGGCCCAGCAGGGCTGGGTTGATCCAACGTTCAACACGAAGGAGACGGCATGAATCTGAAACACTGTGTACCCATGAAAATCTGGACATACAAATCCGTCAAGGCTTGGATCGTCAAGTACGAAGAAGACGGCGAAGTTGATTATGAAGTTCACTTTTCCCTCATGGATGCATCGGATCACGCAGGACAGGCATCCGCCATTATGCCACTACCGGAGATCATCGAAGCCAAGGTTCTGATCAAGGACGGGTTTAGCTGGCCGGATCGTGAAGAGTATGGCGAACATCGTGGCAAGACACGGAAAGATCCCAACGTTGTAGATTTCATCGAACAGATCGAAGCCGAACAGGAAAAAGAAAGGAAACTCTATGAAGAACTCGACGACGACGATGAAGAACAAACCTACTGAGGCCTGCTACTACCTCCGCACCTCCAGCGCCACGAACGTTGGTGGCGATTCCGACGTGCGGCAGAAAGCCGCCATCGACAAGTACGCCTTCCAGCAGGATCTCACGCTGGTGCGGGGGGCCTACGACGCTGCCGTCAGTGGCAGTGACCCGATCCATGAGCGTCCAGGGCTGACCGACCTGCTCGACTGGATGACCAAGAACCACATCACCCTGCTGCTGGTGGAGGACTCCTCCCGCTTCAGCAGGGACCTGATGGTGCAGGAGATCGGACACCAGTACCTCAAGTCCCTCGGCATCCAACTGGTTCCGGTGGACTCCCCCGACTCCTTCACGGAGGACAGCGAGGACCCCACCCGCACCCTGATCCGCCATGTGCTGGGGGCGATCCGGCAGTTTGAGAAGACGCAGGTCGTGCTGAAACTGAAGGGGGCCCGTCGGAGGGCACGGGGTTCCAGCGGCAAGCTAACCCGCGCTGGCGTAGGCAAGTGCGAGGGGCGGATCTCTCTGGAGGAACGCTACCCTGGCATCACGGAGCGGATCTACCACCTCCGTGAGGAGCGCAAACTCAAGTGGGCGGTGATCCCCCCGCAACTCTGGGAGGAGGGATTCACCAGCGAGGTAGGCACACCGATCAGCGTCAGCAGGCTCCACGCCCTGCACCGTGCGGCCTTGCGGCGCTAACCCCTGCGGGGCGGCGGCATCATGGCCAGCGTTGGTCGTGTAGTACATTCGTATAATCATTTTTACACGAAACAAAAACCCGCTAGGCCGCAGGAATACTGGTCTTCTTATTCTTTATATATTATATGTATACATATATATATATATATATATATTATTATTATTATTATTATTATTATAAACGCATACGCGAGGAGCCGTTGGAAAATAATCCAACACCACCCCCTCCAACCTACCTACCGCACATGCTTTCTATTTATGTATACATTTCCCGCTAGGCCAGACGGATACTGGGCTAGCGGGGAGTACATTTAATGGTATATGGTAATTACATGTAACGATTTAACATCGTTTTTTCCTATACAGCCTGTGTACATTCACAGCTGAACATTCCCGAACATTGGCGAACATTCAGAATGTTCAACTAAAGCAGATCCACCACCCCTTTCGTATCGTCCGACGTAATCATCGCATAGTGCTTGAGCATCACCGCGACGGAATGCCCTGCAACGTTGGCGACCAGTTCCGCCCTGCCGCCGGACTCCAAGAGCATCTTGGTGATCCCTGCGGCACGAATCCCATGCAGGGGTTTTGGCCCAACGATCCCCAGTTCGGCGCAGCGCCGCCGGAACACTTGGGTCAGCGCCCATGCCGAGGCATACGCTGGATTCCCATGACCATCATCCAGCCACCACCTCTCCGCTGGTTTCCGTCTCTTCCGATCCGCCGCCACCAACTGCCGTAGGTGGAGGCCGATGGGGATGCGCCGTTGCTGTCTAGTCTTGACGGTCCACTCCAGTTGGGGGACATCCTCGACCAGGATGATCCCCTCTTCCAGCCGCACGTTGGCTAGCGGCAGGGACCAGATCTCGCCGGATCGCATGACGGCGTACCGTGCCAGCCAGAAGATCCGCAGCCAGTCCTCGTTCCCCTTGTTCTGAAGTTCTTCTTCCAGTGCATCCAGTTGTTGAGTCGAGTAGATGCTGGGGTTGCGTTGGAACACCCTGCGTTTCTTGAGTCGGAGTGGTCGGGGCAGCAGGTTCTGATCGTAGAGCCAGTTGGCAAAGACCTGCAGGCTGCGTTGGTCCTTGGCGACGGTGGCATCGGAAGCGCCCTTGGAGAGCCGGACGTTGACAAAGCGGGTATTGGCTTCCGCATCAAAGAACTTGATGGAGTGATCCCCATTGATCTGGACCCAGAGAACGATGGCCCGTTTGTACTCGGTGAGGGTACGGGGGGCCAGCAGGTTTTCCAGGCTATCGATCCAGCGGGAGGCAGCGTTGGCAAAGAGGATGGGTTCGGCTCCCTCCCCTTGCTCCCCCAGCAGTTTCTTTCGGAGGGCGGCTTCTATTTGATGATAGGTGTAGTCCAGATCTTCCCGTGTGATGGAGGGGTGATCTTCGATGAGATCCTTGACGGGGGGTCGTTTCCCAGGCTGTTTCAGTTTCCAGAAGCGTCCGCACCACATCTTACGTCGGACATCGTAGAAGACATCTTCCCTTTGTCTGCCCATGTTTCAATAACTCAACATATGGGACACCCAAAGTAACCTTCCCAATACTCTGAAAGCACTTTCATCAGCTTCAGTCACCGTTTGTTCACGATACTGTTGATTGTCACTTATTAGAAGAATGGTGTTATCCAATTGTCGCTGGAGTCGTTTGATCAGTAAGGATTCGTACAACTGGATGAGATAAATCCCATCACCTCGGTACTGTTGATCCATCGTGACAACGACATAATCCCCGCTGGAAATCGTGGGAGACATCGAATCGCCTTCAGCGCAGAAAGCGGCAAGTTTGTTTTGATCGAACCTGCGGAAACCCGATTGGTAAATATTGTAAGGGATGGGTAGATGTCCGGTAATGAATCCTTCCTGTTCCACGAAGTTGCCGCCACCCATGCTGGGGACAGCATCGAAGATTGGGACGGGCACACTGGCAATCGGCTTGCCGTTGCGTTCTTCGTGGACAGCGGAATTCGCGAGGATTTGGAGGGTTTCACGGACAGCGTCAGCGGTTAGTTTTTCCCAGTCAGGCTCTTCGCCATCGCCAGACATTAGCCACTTTTCGCTAACAGAGAATAGATGTGAGATCAGACGAGCAGTAGAACGATCCAAATCTTGAGCGGTTTCAAGTCTAGACATTTTCCGTTGGGAGATACCGATTTTCTTTGCAAATTCAGCTTGAGATAGGTCAACCGCCTTGCGAACAGACCGAACACGTCTAGCAGATTCAGATACTGGAGTCATAATGGCTCAAAAAGAATAGTGTTTTTCCAAAATTGGGCACAACGTTTACTAGCAATGATTTGTCTGAAGTACTTCATTTTAACCTTTAAAATGAGTGCTTTAACAAAATTAAACGCATTGTCTAATTTTGTTGTTGCAAAAAAGAACAATGAGTCTAGAATTGTCTAGACAAAGCTAGTCAACAATATTGACTAACCGTCTAATAAGGTACTAACTCTTTGCTAGACGATCAAGGTATTTCTGAAAAATTTTTGTAACATTTTGCATGTCTAACTGGGAGTTCTTGTCAGCAAGCCGTCTCAATAGTGAATGTCCGGCTTCGCTGAACTATCGCTACAACGAAGGAATCAAATCCCCCGACAACGTCTACCAGATTTTGGGAGACGCTGGAGAAGCAGGGATTGAGGCAATCCTTCGCAACCACAGCAGTAGCACCCACCACCCCCACCTAGCGGAGGCGGAGGTGTGGGCAACGATCAAGCGCCGGTGTGAGGAAACCGGCGTAGAGGCCCCCGCTGATGAGGACGTGGTCCGTGTAATTGCTGCGGTCGAGCAGTTCCAGCCTGCCACGGACTACGTTCTCAGGAGTTCCCAGGAGAAGATTCTTCTGGAGACACCCAGATTACCGATGCCTGTGATTGGTTATCTGGATTTCCGTGGTGAGGAGGGAGGAGAGGTGGTCATTGATGACGTGAAGGTGTCCAGCGCCAGACTGAGTAAGCCCAAGCCGGAATGGATTCTCCAGTTGGGCGTATATGCGTTGGCAGTGAAGATCTCGCATGGACTTTCCTCTCTTCCTCGCACACGGATCATCTTTCTGAACCGGAGCAGCAAGCCGTCTTGTTCGGTATTGGAAGTGGAACACACGGTGGAATCGCTCTCCAACATCTTTCTCCGCGCCAGCCAGATCCAACGCTATCTGGAATTGGACTGGTGGCCACCCAACCGCAGTTCACAGTTCTGTAACGAACGAAACTGTGCTTTTTGGTATCGCTGCCACAGCGATCACCTCATCCCTTATTCAGAAATCGTCTCATGAATTTGAAGCGATGCCCTCACTGCCACCGTTCCCTGCGGGGCAATTACAAGGATTCGATCTCCTCCCTGATCAAAGGCTTGGGGATCACCAAAACCAAGTTTGCCGAAGATCTGGGAACCAGCCGTTGGTTGGTACACCAGTGGATCAACGGGAAAGTCAACCCTGGACAGGAGTACATACACAGAATTGAGGAAGTCTACAATTTCGTTATACGACCAAGCTACCCACCGGAAACAGGTTCGGGCCAGCATCACTCGGCAGTTGAATGAACGCCGCCGACGATCAGGTCTTGGGCCTCTTCCAGAGGAACCGCGAACTTATATCTCAACGGAAAGCCCGGAAATCACGATCACTCCAGCAGGTATGGGAGCATTCCACCGGCTGGTTAACTCCTTCAGAGAGGGAACTTCTGGAGGAAAATGACCGTCTACCCGATGGATATCGGACAGTAGACGAGAGAAAGCGCGGGTATCGATTGACCCAAGCAAAATTCAAGGAGATCTGCGATGGCAGCAAAATTATTGGATGATTTGATCCGTACCGGATTCAACCATCAGGAACCATTTCTGGTGATCAATGGTCGCCCAGGTGTGGGGAAGTCCACGCTTCTGGCGAACCTGCCGGATCATCTGATTTTCAATTATGACTTAGGCTTGGGCGAGTTGAACGCCCGTTCGATTGACATGAGTGAGCAGACGTTTGAGGACCAACTGTCCTTACTGGAGCAGGTATCTCAGAGGCAGGGGGACATCAAGTGGGTTTGCTTTGACTCAGCAGACAAGATGGAGGTGAAGATCCAAGAGTCGGTCTGTCGGGATCATGGTTGGAGCAGCATTGAGGAGCCCGGATATGGCAAGGGCTACATGTACGCCCGTGAGAAGAACGCCAAATTCCTGCGCTACACCAAGAGGTTGCAGCAGAAAGGATTTGGGATTGCGATTTCCTGCCATGCGGCCATCCGCTCACTGAACGAGCCCCATCTGGGCGAATCCTACGATCTGTACACCAGTAAGTTGCACAAGCACATCGCGGCGGATCTTTATGAGGCCGCAGACGCAATCCTCTTTGCGACCATCAAGACATCTGTCCAGAAGAAAACAGGGGATTTCGGCAAGAAGACCACCCAGAACGTAGTCAGTGGGGAGCGTATCCTCTACACGCAACCGATGACCGGTGTGGAAGCCAAGAACAGGTTCAACCTCCCATCGGAAATCCCGCTAGATGCAGAAGCCCTACTCAACCTCATCAGTGAAAACCGCAATCAATAAGGAGATCTCATGATCACAGCCGTTGATCCCAGTCGCTCATCCGACACGTTTGAGTTGCAGCCGAAGCTACCGGCAGGAAAGCACATCCTCCGTTGTGTGCGGCTGTTGGAGGCAAGGAAGGATGGGAGCCACTACACCGACAAGGATGGGGATCGGAAGTGTCTGGCCATCTTTGAATCGGATTCCTACCCGAACCACGAAGGAATTTTCCAGGCAGTGTATGACTCGCGTCATTCGATTACAACAGATCGGGATTCCAAGCTAGGCCGGACAGCCAGGTTTGTTGGGCAGTTCATTCATTGTGCTGGCATCCCGCAGATCTCAACGCTGGAAGAAATGGTCGAGTTGACGGCCCATGCGAATGTCGTCCACAAGGGTGAGTATGTGAACATCAAGGAGTGGTTCATCCCCTCCTCCTCATCAGGATCACCCAAATCACAAAAGGATCTGAATGCTCCTGCGACAGAAGATGAGGAGAGCCAGCAGCAGGGCCAACAAAATCCTGACGACGTGCCGTTTTGACGATGGAGTTCAAGCAATCGCACCGCTCCAACAAGGCGTATACGGAGGAGCGGTCCTGCGTGGTCTGTGGGAAATCGTTCTTCATGAACGCTGCCCGATCCAAAATGACCTGTTCGCACGAATGTCGATACGAGCGTCAAAAAGATCGTCAGAAACAAGTCCGGCGGATGGAACGGGAGATGACAAGGCTGGAGGTGTTGAAAAGACCAGCGACCTGTCTGTTCTGTGGGACACGGTACATGCGGAAAAAGGCTTCCCAGAAGCGTTGTCCAAGTTGTATCGAAAAGCAGGTAACGAGGATTTCGCAGGTTGAGAAAAAGAAGAGCCCGACGCAGCAGCAAGCAAGAGTTTTTGAAGGAGAAACGCATCAGTACTTCATGAACTCGTTGCGGGAGGCGGACCTGCGTTCGCAGGAACGGTTCTCAGCGCGGGTCCAGCACGTTGGAACCATCACCGGAGAAACCCAGTACAAGGAGGAGATTGCAAATTTCCTTTCAAAGGGCGGGAAGGTCCGCGTCATTCCGCCCCAGACGGAGGAATCCTCCTCCACCATTAGTTCAACATCATTCTCATTCAGTCGTTATGGCGAAACCGGCTCATCGACCTTTGGGCTACCGCAGTTCCTGGGAGGAGCAGTATGCGGAGCATTTGAAGGCTTTGAAAACAGCGGGGACGATCCAATCTTGGGCGTATGAAGCCGTCCGGTTACGGATCGCAGACAAGGGAGTCTACACGCCAGATTTCATGGTGGTGACCCCAGAGGAAATTCAGATGCACGAAGTGAAGGGCCAACGTCGGGAAGCTGGAATGGTCCGGCTCCGTACCGCAGCCCATCAGCATCGATGGGCCAGGTTCTTTTTGGTAACCAAAACCCGTGGGAACTGGGTCATCGAAGAGGTTGCCTAGCACAAAAACAGGGAGAATTGCTGGGGCCAAGGGCGTGGAGTCGCCTCCATAAAAATAGGACTCCTGATTCATTACGCCCAAAGCGATACACAAGCTGTCTTGGCGGTTCTCCAGATCAGAAATGAGACGTAACCGGGCTGGCTTTTCGGGGAAGTAGTTGTTGGGCTCCTCGACACAATTCTATGTGCAAGTCAACTCCACGCGAACTTCCTGCCTAGGAACAGGAAGGATTTTTGGGAGTCAGTAACCGAAGCAATATGAGGTATTTATGCTATCTGCCTCTACGCTGCGTCTCATGATTTTTTACCGATGGCGGTCAACTGGTGACGGCTGTTACCTCGGTCACTAGCGAGGTGTTCCTTTCAAAAAATCAGCCAGACATGAATACACCGGAAATCAATACTGGGTTCCCCATGCCCTACGATGCCGCCATCCCCTCCACCTTCTTACCGACACACTTGTAGGAAATCAAATGGAATATGATTTCACCGTTGATCCAGAAACTCCTCCGAAGGCTCGGTACTCCCAGCGAGACGAGGAACTTTTCATTCTGAGAGACATGCCTGCGTATGCCTTGCGGCCAGCCAGCCAGTACCCGTTGGAAACCTACATGACTGGATACGTTCGGGCCAGTCGGAAGCGTCGGCGGTTCAACTGGCCGAATGCTCGACCAGAGGTCCTCCGTGATCTGGCGAGTTGGGTGCTGAACAATCCGCCGAAGTTACGGGTAACGAAGGGCAAGTGGATCATTGAGTATGCGGTGATTCCACCGTTTCAAGAGGTAGCTTCGTTCCGGTTACCGAACGCTTATTTTGACGAACCGGCAATGGCGTAGGGATGCCTGCAGACAAATCGTTGGTGGTTGCAGCCACGCCAGGTCCGTGGGGGGTAGACGCCCGTCGAGACGGCGTCAAGGTCCGTACCAAGAGTGGCGAGTTGATTTGTGACTGTGCCACCGTTGGTCGGAGTGCAGCAAAGGATCGTGCGAACGCAAGGCTGATCGCATGTGCGCCTTTGTTCAGAGACGTGCTACAGCACATGATCAATTATCAGGTGGACTATTCAGAGGACACAGATTGGAACGTCCGCCAGCTTCAACTATTGGCACAGAGGGCCATCACTGTGGCCCCCAAGTAGGGGTCACCAATACATGCTTCAGCATAGGAACCAACTATGAAACTGATGAAGAACACCGTTGCTCCACAGCAGCGCGAGAAAGTAGGAATTGAAACAGTAACTCCAGAATACGCCAAGCAGTTGTTGGGGAAGAATATATCGAATCGCCCCTTGCGGAGCAAGCATGTGGATTCGATTGCCAGAGACATGGCAGCGGGGGCATGGATGCTCAACAATGATGCGATCTGTGTTGCTACCGATGGAACCCTGTTGAATGGTCAGCACCGTCTGAGTGCAGTGGTCAAGTGTGGGAAACCGATCAAGATGTTGATGGCTTATGGCTTTTCGCCGGAAACTTACAAGGTCTTGGATTCGGGGAAAAAGCGTTCGGTTGCAGACAACATGAACATCACGACCAATTTGGCAGCAGCGATCAAGATGGCATTTTCGTTGGCACAGGGGCAGTTCTATAGTGGCAACGACAACCCAAACTTCAAGGAGATCGAAACTCTGATGAACTCAGAATTCGGAACGATCTACGACACCTTGCCACGTCAGATCAAGACCTTGCCAGGTACATCTGTTCGGGTAGCCGCAATTGCAGCGATTCTCAAGGGAGTTGATCCAGCGTATGTAATTCTGGAAATCAACAGCATCAGCAACTTGGATTATGAAAATGTGACCCGTGGAGGGCAGTCGATCCTTCGATCTTTGCGAAATCCAGTCAGCCTGTTCTATGAAAACAGATCAATCAAAGGAAGAGTGCACAAAGCGGCATACCTGTTCAAACATTTCCAGCAGTTGGACCGTGACGTTAAGAATATTCGCATGAGTGATCGGGAGGCAGAAGAAGCCTTAAAGATCATGGGGGCGATGTTCAAGACGTTTTTGGATGAGGCCAAGGCGGAGGAATCTGGCGAGAAAGCGGTTCTGCGATATGCCTCATCGCCCATGCATGAGAGTTCAATGGGATACTACGACTACTCCTGTGGTTCTTCTCAACAAGTAGCCGGAGTCTAAGCATGATCCTGCCTGACCATAAGCTGTATGAATTCGTCAGGCGGGGTTACCTACCGGAGGATATCCACATAGGCCCCTGCTCAGTGGATCTCCGGTTGGGAAAACAATTCCGCACATTGGACGTGACAAAACTTCAACATTTCGACTGGCCATGTAGGACGACGCTGGTCGAATCCAATCAATATCGGTTGCCTTCGGGAGGCTTCCTGTTGGCAACAACAATGGAATCAATCAAGATTCCGAACGGTTACGCCGCCCATGTTCATGGACGCTCCAGCATAGGCCGGATGGGTCTGCAGATTCAGAACGCTGGTTTTATTGACGCAGGTTTTGAAGGCGAGATCACGCTGGAACTTCACAATCAATCTCCAAACGATATCATGCTCCGTGCAGGCTGGAGAGTGTGCCAACTCTCCTATCACTGCCTGCAGGAACATGCTCACCATCCCTACGCAGGGAAATATCAGAAGCAGGTTGGCGCGACAGCCTCAAGGCTGAGAGAGGACTCTGCTGCCAGTGAAAAACAAGTTCCAAAGCCCAGGTTCTGTCCGGGCTTTGAAATAAATACCCGTGCCAGTGGTGAACTCTGCCGTTGGTGTGGGCTTGACCGCAAAGACCACTAAGAACATGGAGAAGGTTATGGCAGCAGGAGATCAGATTTTTGATTATGACACCTATGAATTCACGATGACCGACGTGACTGGAAAGAAGTTTTCTGTAGCAATGAATCACTGTGGTTCCAGTGAGGAGTTAGAAGAATTCTTCTGTCTAGTCGCAAAAGCCGCTGGATTCAACTGGGTCAAAAACGTGTACATGATCCCCACCACGGAGGATCTGAACAAATTAGCAGACTAGGAGGTTCATGCCACCCACCACTGACGAGGAGGGGTGGCTGCACCGACGGGATGCAGCCATCCGCCGATATCATGAGTTGGGCCTGTGCCCAATTCCGTTACGGGGAAAGATCCCTCGTAGAAAGGCTTGGCAAAACGAGGAGCAGTATCGCAAGCCGGTTGAGGAAGTCCTACGGATGTTCCGGCCAGAGGATAACGTTGGCTTGTTGTGTGGAATCCAGATGAAGGATGGCCGGTTTCTGAAGGGGATTGATTATGATGATCTGAAGATGTGGGAGGAACACGGTGGGAATACAGACATCTCTTGGTTTTCAAGGGGTTCCATCGTCAAGACCGGATCGGGGAAGTTCCATCACTATGTGTTGAGTGATGACCCAAACAAGTTTGTCTTTGGAGGAAGAAGTGATCCCACCCACGGCGGAGAAGTTCAAGGGGTAGGAACCCAGTGCGTGGCTCCACCATCGATTCATCCTGACACTGGGAAGGAATATCTCTGGGGTCAGGAGGACTGGGAGAATCTGGCTTTTGTACCGGACTCCCTGCTGAAGTATCACTACCCACCAGCGAAGGAAAAAAAGAAATTCGCTGGAGGGAGTACTGCCAAAACTGACAAAAAGACAGTAATCAAGGCTGTGGCCCCTACTGTTCAACCAGCCGGTGAGGTTTACTACGACTACAGCACCATCGATTTCATTGCACTGTTCCGTGCCCGTGGCTGGGTAATCCAAGAGACGGGGGAGAGTGTCTACGTTCTCTGCCCGAACCGTGGGCAGCACAGCAAGGATACCGATGGAACATCTTCTACCGTGATCCTCCGCACGGATTCTGGTGGGCAACGGTTCAAGTGTCTACATGGACATTGCGAACAGTTAAGTGACCGGGACGAGTTGGTCAAGTTGCTCGGTGGAAAGGATATACTGGAGGGATATGCTCAGAAGATCATGCAGGCGGACACAGACTTTGACCGGCGGTACAAGGCTCAGATTGAGTCTGAAGCAAAACCAACGGCAGAGGAGTTAAGAGAGTCTGCAAAGAAGGAGGAGTCCAAGGAGAAAGGGATCATTGCGCCACCGTCCCTGTTGGAGCCTCCTGGGGCAGTAGGAGATCTTGTCCGTTGGATGAATGCCTCAACCAGCGCCCCAATCCCGATCCTGCATGTGGGGGCCTCCATCGCCTTTGCCGGAGGGTTGTTGGGTCATTCGTACCAAGGACTCAATGGGGCACGTCCCCAGATCTATGTGGTGGGATTGGCCGAAACCGGAACAGGGAAGGAACACGCCCGAACCGTATTGCGGAACATTGCTGATGCTGCAGGGGTAGGGAGTCGTTTTGTCGATGGCGAGATGTCTGGTTCCAGAGCATTGGAAATCACAATGGAAAAACGCCAAGGCCGGATGATCTGGTTATTGGATGAATTCGGACGGGCGATGAAGCCGATTCTGGCTGGAGGAAGCAATGGCTCCAGTTTCCAGCAATCGTTGGCTCAGACGATCATGAAGATGGATGGGTTGATCAACAGCACCTACGATGGCCAGCACTATGCGGATGGCCAGCCTGGGAAGGCCAAGGGTAAGCATACGGTATCGATCAAGTTTCCGGTCCTGTCGATTTATGGAACCACCGTCCCCAAGAACTATGTTGGGATTCTGAAGCTGGAACACATTGCCGATGGATACATCAACCGTTTCCTTCATGTTCGCAGTTGGGAACCTGCGCCAATCCATCGGCCCTTGAATCAGCAGTTTCTGGCTGCAGATCCACCGGGGCATCTGGTGGAAACGGTGAAGCGTTGGGAGACATTGTCTCTGGAGGATGGGGTAGGGATTGGGAACATCCCCTTCGTTGCAGAGGATGCAACCTTTGAACCTCGGAAGGCCCGTGTGATGATCGCCGATGAGGATGCTGTCCAAGTCTACATGGACTTTGAAACAGAGATTGCCGAATGGAGAGCCTCCTTGGACAAGGATCTGGAGGGAGCAGGGGATCTGTTGGGACGCAGTGCTTGGAAGGTCCGCAAGGTAGCCTTGATTTTGGCAGCAGCAGACGAGCGTCCTGTGGTGGACAGAGAGATCATGCAGTACGCAGTCGATCTCGTTCGGTATTCTGAAAAGGTGGTGGAGGCGATGTTGCCGAACATCGGAGAGGACAATCCCGAACGTTCAAGACAACTGAATTCCATCGTCAATTACATCACAAAACAGAAAAAGAAAGGCCGCTCCCCGATGGACATCTCCAATCGATTCCGTGGGATTGAAAAGCGGATGAGGAAGGAGTACTTGGAGACGCTCATCGATGGCGGAGAGATTGTTCAGATCATCGAAGGAGAGGGAGTTTCCAAGAGGAGCCGGTACGTCAGTGCAAGGTGGGCGGACAATGGTTGAGGTGAAGCTGACACCATCGCAAATCATGATGGCAGCACACTGTGGAACGATGCGACAGACAATGAATCTAAAAAACAGAAAGCCTGCTACCTATGGGGCCGGTCATTTGAATGACTGGCAACTTCATATCGAAGGATGCTTGGGCGAGATGGCTGTGGCGTCGTATTTAAATTTGTATTGGGACGGGAATCTAGGATTTTTTTCAAAAGCCGACGTGGGTTCCCTTGAAGTCCGAACGGCCTCCAATCATCGATACAATTTGATTCTGCATCCAGCAGACAAGGATGACTCCAAATTCATTTTACTGACAGGGCTCAATGGATCGTATCAGATCCACGGTTGGATCTATGGACGGGAAGGGAAAAAAGAAGAATTCTGGAGAGATCCCTTGGGAGGAAGACCAGCGTTTTTTGTGGGGAAGGAGCATCTCCATCCGATAGAAACCATCATGAACGGGACTGAATCAATTTCTCCAGATACACCACCGCATCCAGCAACTCCTCCTGCAGATGCCTCAACCAGTCCACTTCCGTAAGGTCTGTGCGGTCCATCGTGGTCCCATATTTTGCATGGCCGACAGCAGCCCGTTGGACAATCCGGCTGGCAATGGCTGAATTGATGGAGTCAATCTCCGATATATTACTCATATCGGCTAGAATCTATAAAATAAGTAATGATTTCAGTAGGGAGGGCACAGACTGAAAATCCGTGTGTCGCAGGTTCGATTCCCGCTCTGGCCACCAGTAAACATCAGGGATAGCGGGTTCTTAGACGGCTAGACAATATCTCCGATAACTCCGATGATCGGAGAAATGCCAGCCAGCCCAGAAGTTTAAGAATGACCGTTCTTTTGCACTTCACACCAAATTTTCCACAACGCTAGTTAGAAAAATTTATTTCGGACTGGCTGAACATGTTGGATAGTCTATAGACGAATTGGCTAAAAATCAATCCGCAGTTTGAGCAAATCTTTCCACTCTGTCGTTGAGTGTCTGCATTCGTCTGGTAATCAGTTTCTCAATAGCTTCGATGGAACTACGAGAAGCGTTTTTCTTGAGCATCTCTCGTTTCCTCTTCTGCAGTTTCCTCACCGCTGTCTCCACCTGTCCTGCAAATCCTGCCAGCCGTGCCTCTGGGAATTCCCGTAGGTATTCGGCAACATTTTCCCGATTCGCTCTACGTCCATTGACTTCTGCCTCATGCTCATTGAGGCGGGTAATGTTTGTGTAAAAACGATTGCTGGTGGCAGCACTAGATTCGGTGTTGCCGTAAAACCGACCTGCCAAGGGAATCTTGTACGGAGGCAATTCTTCTCCGGTGACGGCACTGGAAAGAGTTTGTTCCGCCTTCAATAATTCGCGTCCGACACCACCAAAGGCTTGTCCCACAAGGTAGTCCAGTTGATCCGGTGTTGGAGAGAACAGTCCTTTCTGGTAATCGGTCCCCCCGCTGGCAGCGTTGAGGAAGTAGGCCAAGTAGGTATTGAGAGTGGAAGCGGTATCCTTTGCGCGGGTGTACCCAGGAGTCGGACGGGTACTGACCATGTCCTCCTTAGCAATCGGGCTACCCGTCCAGTCGCGGTTTTCGGACAAGGCTACCAGTGGATCTGCAACGGTAGGAGCAATGGTCTGCACCGACCAGCCAGCGTTGCCGATGGGGTTGAAGGCATCCAAGAAGGAGCCTGTGAATTGGCCCACCCGTTTTGCGGTATCTCGGCCACCGGAGAGTACAAACTCGGTAAGAATCCGGCTGGTATTTGGAATGATATGCAATCCCAGTGGCATCGGGATGGTGAGGTAACCGCCTCCGACCAAAGGAAGAATGATATTTTTTTCACGCACAAAGTACGGTGGTTCATCCTCATCAAAGTCTGCAGCCTCCAGCAGTAACGCTTGCGCCGTACCCAGCAGGAGTCCGCCCTTGAGGATTTTTGCTCCGGCAGGACCCTTCATGGTTTCATACATCCGTGCCGTGCCTTGGACCGCTGCATTGAAGAAGGAGTAGAGAGCCCCAGCTTGTGTGGCAATCTGACCCTTTCGGTTGAAGTTGACCGTCAGGTTTTTTGCCAGTGAGGCTGCGGCCTGTTTGCTCATCCCTTCTTCCTTGGCTACCTTGTAAGCAGAAAGCCGGACAGCATTTTCCATCGCTTCGTTGTAGTCGGACAGCCAATCCCGAATGGCATTCAAGGTCTTCATTGGTTTGCCTGCAGACAAGCCTTTGAGTTCCTTTTCCAAGGCGGTGGCCCGTTCGTCAGATCGGGCGAACATGTCTTTGTATCCAGTCTGACCACCTTCCTGCTGGAACTCTTCCCAAAGCTGAGAATATTGGTTCTGGCGGTTGGTATCTTTCCGTAGGACTGCATAGATGCCCTTGAGGGCAAGAGGGGTTCCTGCGAAGACTTGCCTTTGTTTGTTGCCGATGGGAGTGCTGGTCAGGTTGATCAGGGCTCCCTGCACGTCTCGGATGAGGTTGACGACACCAAAGATTGGGTTGTACTGAGTATTGACAGAGGTCATCCATCGGGTGACATTGCCCAGGATTCCCATGACCCGACCAAGCTGATCGGCATCTAGGTTCTTGAGGGACCGGACCATACGTTGGCTGGATGGGTTCTTGGCGTTGAAGATGACAAACTTATCCTGTCCATTGATACGGGTGGAAAGGTAGTTGTCAGAGTTTCGGATGGAAGCATTGATCCGGCTGACCTTCAACCCAGTTCTTGTGTCTGTGGATGAGGTGACTGGTTCCTTGGCAAAGTTTTCAGCCATGTCCGAAGGCAGACCCATGTTCTTTAAGGTTTGTGCCAACTGCCGGACATCCTTTTGTCCAGCAGGATCGATGACCAACCAAAAGTCGGTGTTCGGATTTTGTGCAGCCAACCCGTAGACGGCTTGGGCTACCTTGTTTTTGTTGGATCGGGTGATCGCCCGTTCGCGTTGCAGGGCCACGTTGGCAAGGACATCGATGACGCCTCGTTCGGAACCAACGGCACGGCGGGAAGCAGGATTGCGGACATCGTATCCCTGACCGATTCCGGCCCCAGGTTGCATCGGTTGGAAGTCAAACTCTTCGCGTAGGAGGGGAACATACTTTTTGTAAACGTCTTCCCAAGTATCCACCGTTTCTGCAGATTCCAAGGAGGAATCCTTGAGGATCTGACGGGTCTGGGAGGTGATGTTGTCCACCCGTTGGGCCAGTTGTTCAAAGACCCTGCGTTTTTGTGGTGATAGGTTGGCTAGGTAGTCTCTGGCTTCTGCAGTGGTCCGTCCAGATCCTTTGTCAGGCATGTCAGGATTGACCTTGGCCATCTGGATGTTGCGCTCTTCGGCATGGCGGTTCCAGAGGTAGTTGTCAAAATCCTTGATGCTGACACCAAATCGTTGAAGGTCTTCCATGAGTGGCTGTAGTTCGTTCGTCAGGAAATCCTTCGTCTCCTTGGCAGTACGTCCGTGGTAGAGTTCTTCCTGCAGATATGGGTTCCAACGTTCATCAATGTTACCGACAGCCTCCTTGATGGATTCGACCACCCGTTTGGTATCGATCATCTTGTCTTGCATCGTATAGAGGTAGTCATCGATCTTCGATTCTGTCGGAGTTGTCCAGTTCGACAGTGGAACCTGACCCCCAATTAGGTTGGACGTGGGGCGGCTGGAGTATCGAACCCTTGCTGATCCGTATTCAATACGGTCACGAAGTTCTTGATTGATACGTCCTACTAAGGCTTCTCTTGGACTGACTCCTGACTCTATAGGAATTTCACGATATTCTTCTGGTTTTGCTTTGGCTTTGTTCCCACTGCCAACAACAAAATCTGTTGTTTGCTCTTTAAGGTAAGTGGCACGGCGATCAGAAGGAACATTTCTCAAAACATCTTTAACTGCTTTTTCAACATCATAGAGGCGAGGTTTTAAATCCTTGTTATCGTCCAAAACTCTTTGAACAATACTATTGTAATCTTTCTTGCTGATTCGGGCCGGAGGCTCTTTTAAATTTTCAGTCTTAAAACGTTCTTTTTCTTCGGCAGTCTGTTCTGCTCCTTCCTCCTCTTCCACATCCCTTGTCCCTCGCTGTGCCCCCTCAATGATATTCCCATTCCCATCAACAAATTCCTGTTGAACCTGTTGCATGATTTTCTTCAACGCCGTTTCCGAATACTGGCGCAGTCCCAGAGAACTCAGGACGTTCTGAACCAGATTTTCAAGGAATCCAACGTCTCTGGCTCCTGTTTCTGCAAAGTTCTTGGCAATGTACTCTTCAATCTGGGTATTGCGGTCCTTGTTCACATAAGGCTGGGCATCTTTTGTCTTCAGCCATGCATCCACCTTTTTCCCATTCTTGATCCCAAAGTTCTTGATGAAGTCATTGAACTTTTCTCCCATCAGACCCCGTAGGCCAGCGTGGCCCAGTGCCTCATGGAAGGTGACTTCAACCATCCGATCCACTGCCTCACGGAGGTTCTTCCCTTGGATCTGATCGGCGATCAGCACAATGTTTCCGGTATCTGTCAGTGTGAATCCTTCTTCCAGGGAGTCTTCACGATTGGCCAGACCTGCTGCATCCCGATCCCGTCCCATTTCCTGCAGCTTGGCCACTGCTTCAGCCTTGTTGGCAACGACGGTCACCCGATCTCCGTTGGGGTCCAGCTTCTTGAGTACCGACTTGACTCCTTCCATTGCAGCCTTGACCTGCCGCGCCGTCAACTTCGTAGACGGACCTGCAGCATTGGTGGGACGGCTGGTGGCAGAGTAGGAGAAGCGTAGCCCCCGTGGGTTCCCATCGATAGTGTATTCTTCGTCACGGATATTGAACTCTTGTGCGTTGGGATCATAAAGACCCCCCTCATCAAATCCGACTTCATTGGTCCCTCCAGACTCCCGCAAAGCGGCAGCGCCACGATCCTGCTCAATATCTGATCCTTGGTCTGCGATCAGTCGGGCTAGTTCTGATTGGGTGTCTGTTTCCGCAGTCTCAGAAAGTCCTTCGGCTTCCAGTGCAGCCAAGTCTTCTACCGATGGACCACTTTCCTCATCATAGATGGAAGCGAACTCCTCCAATGATGCAGTATCCACCGTCTCGGTTTCTAGCTTTGCGTTGGCAATTTCTTCCCTGGTAGCAAGTCCTCCTTCGCGGAGTTGTTGGAGCAGTTGCTGGGCTAACCGTAGTTGACTGATTTCATCATCAGGATTGAGTGCTTGGCGGTTTACTTCTTTTCGGAAAAGACCGTTGAAGCGTTGGCGATCTGCCAGCGGAAGTGCTTCCACTGCATTGCCCACTTCCTGCTCCAACCGATCCACTTCTGCTTGGTAAGGTTTGTATGCCTCTCCAACCTGGTTATCCAGTTTGTTAAACGCCACCCTAAGATCATAAAGTCTTTTCCTTTCTGCATTTTCTTCGGGAGTTAAATTGTCTTTATTAAATTTCCCGTTCTTTTTCCCCTTTTCGACCAAAGCCTTGTGTTTTGCACCAGCCTGTTCTGCCTCAATCCCCATCTCCTCCTGCTGCCTCTCCAAATCAAGGATAGCCTGGAACTCAGAACTCAGGTTACTGGATGTTTCCTCCGGTAATCTTTCCGGTAAGGGTGCTGTTTCTTCGACAACAGGTTCTGTTTGATTTAATTCAGCAAGGCGTTCATCAATTTTTTCCTTTAGACTTTTATTGGATGCCAGTTCAGCTTTGGTGGGATCTGTTTGAAAAGCCTCATCCATTAGTTGGGCTGCTCTTTCAAGTTTTTGACGATCCCTAGAATAACCTAAGTTACTATAAATAGTGGCTAGTTCTATTTTTCCTTCAGGCGATGTCAGATCAATTTGACTTTCCCCACTTTGCAAGGCTTCAAAAGGAATATCTCCTGGTAGATACCCGTAGTCCTTTTTGAGGTTGCCTTCAAGTAATCTGGCTATTTCAAATGCAGCATTGTCCTGATCGTAAATTTGGCCTACAGAAGCTTGACGATCCGCTTTTAATTTTAAGTTCTCGTCAAGTTTCCCGATGGCTTGGGCTTTGCTGTAGAAGATTCCCCTTGGAAAAACTTTGCGCGGGACTACCAAGTTTGGAGCCTGTTCCACCGATGCCAACAACTTGCTCAAGGCAGGTGCAATTTGTTGAACCTGTTCTGGATTGGCTAGTCGGTACGGGTTGATTTCCGCAATCAGTTCTTCCGCACTCAGCAAATAGTTGAAGAACTGCTTGTCAATATTCCGACCTTCAGTATCCGCTTCTTGCACCCGTTGTCGCAACCCAGGGTAGAGAAATTCTTCAATAGCCTTGAGTTCATTCCTGACGGCACTGTTTGCGTTGATTTTATCGCCTAGCAAAGAATGGGAGGCGTGTCCGAATTCATGGGCTAGTAAATATCCGATTCTGGATTTATCTGAATCAAATTCACTACGGCCAGAGATTCCTACTCCTCCATTAAAGTGTCCGGCAGACCAGCTAGTCAATCCTTCAAACACAAAAACGTTTGGAAGAGCCTGAGAGTATCTTGATTGAATCAAACCATCGATACCATCATCTAAAACTGGTTTTTGGTCTTGGTATCCAATCTCCTCAAATTTCTCTCTGACTCTTTGAGGATTAGTGATTATTTCTTCTTCTGTGCCTCCACTGGGACGGGCATTCTCATCAAACGGAGCATCCGGCTCCAAGTCCGGCTGATCTCTCCGATTCACCAACGTTGGGGCTTCTGGTGGAGCAAATATATTTTTTGGGATTGCTCCAGCAGTATCGTCCGTTACCCGCCCATTGTTCGTTTTACCCTCTTTATTAATTGCAGGTAGAACTGGAGTTTCTGGAGCGACAGTCTCCTGTTCCAGTGGAGACTGAAACGCTGGGCCTTCCTCGGTAGTGGAGGCGCTGGTTTCTGTGGGCACAGGGTAGTTGTACTGCTCCTGCTGCCCGATCTGGCTAGGAGTTGGAGCCGTTGGTTCCACAGGCTGATCCATAGGACCAGCAGGCATTTCGATTGCCGAATCCCGCATGGTGAATTCGGGCTGTGGATCTGGTTCGGGGGCAGGCCGTTCGGGGGCAGTAGGTAGGCGGGAGTCAAATCCGCCTTCCTTCATTGTAAAGTCTACATCTTCTCCAGGTTGCTTCTGACGGCCAAACCTGAACGTTGGATCTGTAATCTCTTCGCCGTCTTGCCATAATCCAGACTTTGGAATTCGGAACGCTTCGGCTTCTCTTTCCCCTGGAAGTTTGTCGTCTGCGATTTGTTTCCGTTGTGTGTCTGCTGTCGGAGCCGTTCTTTCAGAAGTGGCAGTAGTCGAGGTTCCAGAGGAAGCAGCAGGCGTCGCTTCATTCTTGGCTCTGGCCATCTCGTTGGTGGTCTTAAAGCGTTCTCGGATGGCTTGGGCCTCCAGTTTCATCAACTGCAGGGCATCCTTTTCACGTTGGACTTGTTCCTTGCGTTGTCGGGCTTGTTCCTCTGCTTGAGATTTCTGTATTCGTTCGGCTTCTTCCAGAGCAGCCTGTTGTTGGGCAGCCGCAAGAGTCTCTTGTCGCTGTGCCTCCAACGCATCGTTGGCGCTGACGGCGTTATACGCAGCATCTTGTGTCCTGCGTCTGAGGTCGGTGGCCACCGGATCAACACGGGAGTCTGCGGCCGCCAGTGCACCCTCGGCCACCGTAGGAACTGCTTCTGAAATTAATCCCACCAGCATGGAGTTTCGGGCTTCTGGAGTGCTGAAGCGTCCGGTGAATTGTTCCATCGGGTTGCCGGTGGCGGTTTCACTGACTTCGTACTGTCGGCCTTCCTGCAATGCTCCTGATCCAGCCTGCAACCCCCCGATGGTTCCGTATCGTGCGGCTCTTCCTGCGTTCGGGAGTAGCCCCTTGGCGATGGCTCCAGAGGCTCCTTGGACTCCAGCAAGAGCAACCAGTTCGGGGTCCGTCAGGTTGGCAATGGCAACTTCATCGGCTTCCTTCTTGGCCTGTTTTGCAGCCTGATCTTCGGGCATCCCCTGCCGCATGTAGTACTGTTTGCGGTCACTGTAGGTACTGCCTCCTTCCAACGCTGCATTGGCTGCCAGCACACCAGCAAAACCACCAACGGCCCCAGGGACACCTCCGGTGGCTGCACCAATCAACGGTGGAACAATAGCAGGAGCAGATCCGATTGTTTCTTCCCCAGCCTGCAGAAGCAGATCATCAACTCTTCCCAAATATCCTTGTCTCTCCTGCTCCTCTGGCGAAGCGTAAGGCGCAGGAGATCGTTCCAGCAGTTGCCGGTTCCGTGCGGCCATGTCCTGGCCAAATCCTTCCAGCCCTTCTGATCCCAGACTTCGTCCGAAATACTCTGCCATTGCGCCGACATTCATCCCAAACTTATCAGCCCCTCGCCCTGCTGCTGCCGGAACCCGCTCACTGAGGAATCCTCCCTCTTGAATGGGTTCTGGCCCCAGCAGGGACATGGTGACCTCGTATCTTGTGTCCTCATCTTCATTGGGAACTCCGATACTGTCCATTTCCCGATTCAGCCGATCCCGCCTCCGTCGGTAGTCTTCCAGCACATTGCCGGTTTCGGGGACATAACTAAGTTTTCGTTCAAGATATTGTCGTGCTTGTGGAGTCATTATTGGCCTTTACTATTGAATCTTCGCTTGATTTGCCATTTCCTCCTCGTTCCTCCTTAGATCATCTATTCTGTTTTTAAGGATGTTATAATTTGGGATAATGTCCTCCAAGTAGATTTTGGTCAGTTTGCTCTTTGGATTTGCCAAGTCAGTTGCCTTGAATTCACCTTTAGTAAATCCATCGGAAATTTTTGAAAGAGCGTCACGCAGGGCTACATAGTTATCTCGGATTCCTCTTCCATAAGCGACACGATCAAATTGTCTGAAACTATTGATCATAGTTCCGATAGATCTCATCCGTTCGTCAGCCATTTCCAATCTTTTATTGTAAGCATCCTGCTCTTCGGGAGTTAGTTTTTCAGAAGCTTGTGCTTCCATTTTTTCGTTTTGCCGTTTGACGGTGGTTGTCCCCTCAGAAACCTTTTTTGCGGTTTCATCCATTGGGGTAGTCAATCCGATTTTTTCAAGAAATCCTGTGTCTTCTGGAGGATTGTCCGTGTTCCGTACATCCTGCTTGGCAAGTTGCTTGAGAGTAGCCTGATCCTTAATGGTGTCCTTGCGGAAATCCTTAAAGAAAGGAGCGGCTTCGGCTTGTAGTTGTTGCAATTGTCCTTGCAATTCCTGTTTTTTGACAGGATCTGTTTCTGCAAAAAGTCTTGTCAGAAGGGTATTGTATTGAGAAGCGTATTGTTGGACTTTCCTTGACTCCTCGTTATTGGGAAAGGCTTCGGCAAGTTCTAATGCTTCAACAATTTCTCCTTCGGATAAAGTGGGTCCTCCTTTTGGAATGAATCCACTTCCTCCTGCTTCGGGGGGATTTCCTGCGTTGTTTCCACTTCTCAGATCATCATAATTCGGTATGGGAACCGTACCGGCTCTGGGACCATAGGTTTCATCTGCCATTTCTCTGGCAAGCTTGAGTGCATTCTGAGTTTGCAACTCATCAGCAAAGCCAACATCTGGAGTCAAGGTATCCAGAAAGTCTTTGAATCCGTCTTGCCATCGTTGAATTCGTTTAGCTTCCTTTTCCTCTGGAGTCAGATCTTTGAGTTTATCGGCGTATGCTAGTTCCTTTTTCTTCAATTCGGATTGCAGGTTGGCTAAGGCTATGGCCTTGCCTGTGTCCAATCCCATGCTTTCCCGAAGGTAATCTATTTTCCTTCTTTGTTCGTCATCCCCAATTTGATTGCTCCTTTTCACAACGAGGGGAGTCAGTCTATCGTACTTGTTAACATCAATGTCAGCAGCATCCTGTCCACGCTGTTGCAACGCTTTTGTGGTGACCCCTTCCTGTTGTTGAAATCGGTTTATAAACCCAGGAGTCAGTCTATCGTACTTGTTAACATCAATGTCAGCAGCATCCTGTCCACGCTGTTTCTGTTCGGTTGTGTCAATCCCTGCTCTTTTCCCATAACTTTCGTCTTGAATGTCCGCCTGACCTTGAGCCAACTCCAATTTTGGCTCAATGGAATCTCGCAAAAATTCAAGTTGAGCAATATTTTCTACGCCAAGTTTTTGTCTTAGCCTTTCAATAACATAGGAAGTTTGATCTCCAAAAATTTTGTTATCAATTCTTCCTTTATTTAACTGGGCCTCTCCTTCCACAGTTCGTATCAGTTTTTGCAAATCTTCATTGCCAAGTGTTTGGAACAAAGAATCAATTTCGGCTTTTGTTTTAGCGTTTTGAAGCTTTCCAACAAAATCTAAGTTAGTTTGGGCTGTATCAATTCCTCTCTGTTTCAGAGCATCCGTCAAAAAGCCCATCTCTGCCTGCTTGTCTTTCAAAGCATACGCTTCCTTCGTAGACTCAGGGCTCACACTGGCAGGTTGAAAGTATCCGATGGGTTCATCGTCAAAGGCTGTCCCAGGCTCTCCAATAAAAGGAACGCCGGTTCTAGGGTTGATTAGCTTTTTGGCATAGGTTCCCGTTCGATCTGGAAGATCCAAGACAGATTCATCACGGCCCATGTTGAGGAATCCTGTTTTGTTGAATTCCTGTTTCATGTTTGCGTAATCTTGGTCCAGCAAGTTAATCTGGCCTTGAACGTTTTTGTAATCATCCGTTCTTGGATCAGCAGTATTTCTTAGGTTGACCAACTGATCCCGCTGGGTCTTATACCTCTCCTCAAAATCCTTGAGTTGCTGATTCCCCTGGTCCACATTGTACTTGGCCAGCCTACCGATGACACTTCCCAGGTTCTGGTACTGTTCCCGTTCTCTACGGTTCCGCTCTTCCAACCCAGCCCGTTGGGCGTCAAACATGTTCTGATACAGTTGTTGGGGAAGAAACCCTGCGTTGTAATTGATTGCCATTCTTATGCTCCTGGTGATCCGAACAAGCTGACACTATTTGGCATCACTGCATCTGCCAGTGATGTAAATTGTTGGAATCCTGTGGGCCGATTGTAGTTGGCCATATTGCCTTGGAAGTTCATTCCGGCGGCAGCCAGCCTTGCCTGATCCATCGTGTTGGACCGGGCAACGTAGTCCTGCAGTTGTCGGTCATACATGCCTGCCATGAAACCAGCGTTGTTCAATCCCATGCCGGACATGTTATTGATCATAGCCCCTTGGTTGTTCAGCAGGTTCCCTTGGTTCATGACCATGTTGGCCTGTTGTCCGTAATTCTGTCCCATCTGGTTGAGAGCCCCCAGTTGCTGGTTGTACCCCTGCATCTGATTGCCAAGCATGTTGGCCCTCATTCCCTGTCCTGCCAGTGTGTTGTTGAGGAATCCGGCCTGTTGCCCCAACAGATTGCTCTGTGCCCCCAAGTTCTGGCCTCGCTGACCTAAAAATCCAGCTTGGGCTTGAAGATCGTTGAGGCCACTGTTGTTGAGGTTCCCCTGCTGGGAAAGCAGGTTTCCGATCTGACCCTGTGCCCCCAGTTGCTGACCTACCTGTCCAGCCTCGGCACTCAGCGCATTGAGGCGGTTGCCGATCATGTTGGATTGATTGTTGATCAGATTTGCTCGGTTGTTGACCATGCCGGATTGCAGACCCGCCTGCTGTGCGGTCAGTCCGGCGGCTTGGGCTGCAGAAGATCCAGCCTGCCCCATCAGGTTGGCCTGTTGTCCCAGCAATCCAGCCTCCTGTCCGGCTAGATTGGCCTGCATTCCCAGCGCATTCCCACGTTGGTTCAGCAGGTTTGCTTCCTGCCCAACGCCTGCCTGTGTGGCCTGATTCAACCCCGAACGTTGGGACAGGAATCCACCCTGTTGCCCCATCATTCCCTGTCGATTCTGGATACTCTGGTTGGCTGCCGTCAGTTGGTCCTGCCGTGCTGCTTCAGCCGCCGCTGTCTTTCTGTCTCCAGCGGCTCCAGCCAGCATTCGCTGGGCATCCCGTGCGTCTCCGCCAGCCTGTGCAATGGCCCGACGTTGGGCGGCTTCTGCTCCACGTTCCTGTCCCTTACGAGCCTGCTCGGCCAGTCCAGCGTACATTCCCTGGTCTTGGGTCAGGGCGGCAATGTCTCCAGCCTGTCCTTGCAGTCCTGCTGCATCGGAAATCATCCCCTCCTGCCCTTGGCGCAGCCGCTGGGATACCTCTCGGAGGGCATTGGTATCAGAGTACTGATCTGCAGCCTGTCCTCTCAGGGAACCCAAGTCGGATCGCAGTTTCTGGGCATCAGACGCCAATCCGGCAACATTCTGTCCTGTCTGACGAACGGTTCCAATGTCACCACTCAGATTGGTGTTGATCCCTTGGAGATCCTGATCCAATCCTCCCAGCTTTGCTCCCATCCCACGATACTCGTTGCCTGCCTGTTGCATCCGATTGCCAATGTTCCCTGACATGTCCGACAAACTGTTGATGCGCCCTTCCAGACCACCCATCCGGCCCATGATGTTCCCACGGTTTTGCCCAATGGCATTCACTCCTTGACCCAGTTGACCCAGTGCTTGGTTCAACCCTTGGTATCCTCCGGCCAGTGCTGCCGACTGCTGTCCCAGCCCACCGAATCCTCCGATGGTCCCCTGCATGTCATTACTGATATCGCCGTAGGCGTTGATTCCTCCGGCAATGTTGCCCATCTGCTCACCGATCTGAGCATTGAGGCCCCCGAAGTTTGCCCCCAGATTGTTCAGTTGCCCACGCAGTGGGCTATAGCCACCTTGCAAGCCCTGCATTTGTCCAATAAATCCCTGCTGCTGCTGATTTGTCGTATCTCCCAAGGATTGATACTGCTGCAGCATTCGGTCACGGTTCCCTCGCAACTGGTCGTATTCCTGTTGATTGAATCCTAACTGTGCTGCTGACATGGAAGGAGCCTGACGGTCCCATCCCATGAATCCGTGAAAGGCGTCTTGAACTCCGCTGACAACTCCACCCATATTATAACTCCTTGCTAAGTACGACTTGTTTTCGCTGTTTGTAATCTTTTAGGACTCTGGACCACCCTGGTCTTGCCGTCATGGTTGCTCGGATGCAGCCGACGTGTCTTGCCCAGTCTTCAATCTCAGGTTTCATAAGTTCATTTATTTCGTTTAGGTTCCCTCCGGCAAAGAGCCAGACCAGATGTCTTCCATTCCCCACATCCACCACGTTGGTCACAAGTGCGGACTGTTCTCCACGCCAAAGCTGAAACTGCCCCTGTTTGATCTTTGTCAACACCCACTCCACGGTTGTGTCTCTTTCGCGTTCAATCGCTGGCCTCAAGAGGCGGACACTGTCTGCCAGTCCAATCATACGGGTACGGGCTGCTCCGGTTGTTGAAGGTCGGTCAGGGTGATATCACTCTCCAAGAGTGCAATCTCGCCATCTCCATCGTACTGAATCCACTGGAGGGTATGACCTCGTCCTCCCGCTGGCAAGTAGTGCTTGCTGGTCTGGTATGCCGACTCATCCAAGGCAGCATCCAGATTGAACTGCGAGATCATCTCTCCATCCAAATAGATCTGGAGATCTACATACCCTTGGTAGGTCACCTGGATTTCGGAATGATCCCGCAGTCCTCGGTAGTACCGTAGAGGGAGAGCCACCGGAACCGCCCGATGGACCTGCCCAGCAGTCGTGGCAATGTTGACTTGTTCCAGATTTGGGATGTACCCCCAACGCAACGCTGGATAGTACACCCGTCGGGTGTCCTGCCGTCTACCATCTCTAGCCGTCAGGATGATGGTGTCACTGAGATTGTTTGCCCTTTGGGCCACCTCATCCATGTTGAGTTTGAGTTCCACCGATTGGTCAAAGGTAACTTCCCAGTAATGATAGAGTTGTTGGGTGGCAAACTGTTCCACTGGCACGGTTTCCAGTTGGAATCGGGTGATGGCCGGATCGCTGATGGTGATCTGGATGACGTATCCTACCAGCCCTGGAGGCAGGAGAACCCGACGGGTCTTGCGTTCCGCCTGTGTTGGCAGTGCCTGTTGATTCACCAACGTCTGCCCATCTACATGAACGCTATAGCTGGGTTGCCCCTTGTACTCGACTCGGAGGGCTTGGGCAATAACTCTGGGTTTAATCATTGGTCTGGGATTCCAAAAATTCGATGCGTGTCAGCAATTCATCCAACTGGGTCTGCAGATTCCGGTTGTTCTGGGTCAGTTGCCGCAGGGTTTCCCGCAATCGTTCATCCTCAATTTCCTGATACAGATCTGTCTCTGCCACCCGCAACTGGCTCATATCGGCTCCGAACTGTACTGGATGCGGGAAATCCGATCTGCTTCGGTTTCCTCACAGAACAGGTGGGCCACCGATCCTTCGGTCAGCGCAGGGAAGTACAATTGAGCCAAGGTCCCATCCTCTGTCAGAGTCGGAGTCAGGGCTATCGGTCCAATCTTGGTCACTCCATCCACCAGCACAGATACATTCAAAGGGCCTCCGGTGTACTGGAATTCCACGGCATCCCAGCGGCGCAGCGTTTGTTCGGCCAGCATGTCCATCTCGACTCCTACCCCAATCAAACGCCCACCTCCGTTGGATACCCGAACGGTGGCCTTGCGTCCGATCCGTGCATCGGTACACCGAAACACCCGCTCCACCAACTGCGTAGCAGGGAGCGTGAAGATATCGGTGACCACGTCATCGATGAGCAACTCCAGTGTGCCGGACAAGGATTCTCCGGTAATCTGTACCCCACGGAAAACTTTCAAATCCTGCAAGTTTCCAGCATCAAAATCGCGAGTCAGTACAGTAAAGTTCTGATTGGTTCCACCGCCCAGGTAGCCTGCTTCAGAATACAGATTGTTGGTCTGACCCCGATAGTGCAGAGAGGCTGCTGTCAGATTGGATCTCGCAATCCGCACCCCCTGGCGCATGTCTACAACGTAACCCTGCGTGGTTTCGTCGGTGGAGAGCAGGTAGTAGCGGTTGTCCACAACTCCAGCAACATTGTTGATCAGGGTGTCAGAGGGTAGAGAGAAGTCCTTTAGAATCCCCTTGCTTAGATTGGTGACGTTGGCTCCATCAAAGAAACAGATGCCATTGAAACTGATGTAGAGGACTCCCTGCATGATCTCACGGACACAACGATGGAGTCCGGCAGGAACGCCTTCTACAGTAGGAACCTTGACCTTCCGCATACTGTCGGCAGTGGAACCGAAAACCCGGTAGAGGGAGAAGTCGGTAAAGACCAGCAGGTCGGAGCCACGTCTTCCCAATGCGGTGATGTCATTGTCAAAGGAAAGGTATCCGGCCAGAGGCCAGTTGTTGGGGTCACTGAAACGGGAAATGTAAAGAGTCCGGCCCTCGACTCCAAAGAAGAAGTTATTGACCTCCGTTACATGCTGCATGTTGTACGGAGGCAAATCGGTATTGAGGATCGGTTGGATGTCAATCAAGGCTCTTGCTGGAACAAAGTCCAAGAACGTTCCGCTGGTGATGGAACCTTGTGTATCTACGGCAAACGCGATGGGAATGAAGACCCGTTCAAACGGATCGTCATCCATCACGATTTCCACCAGAATGTCTACATGGTGTGCGGCTCCAGCGGTGCGGCTCAGTGTGAAACTGACTGATCCAGAAGAAATGGTACTGTAGTCGGTTATGTCGTTGTTGACCGTGTTGTAGAGGCAACCGTTGAAGGAATGCCAGTTGAGACGGGCCTTTCCTGGAGGGAGATTGTTGATGGTTACATTGAGATCGGTTGTGTTGGAAACAGAGATGGTTCCCGAAGTGACACTGCTGTAGTAGAGATTGGCGACCTTCTTGATGACCGAACTGGTTCCCCCCGTCCGGTACAGCGCATACTTGCCTGTTGTGATATCACTGATTGTGACCAAGGCAGGCCGATTGATGTTGTTGGCATCCTTTGCAAGGGAACTGGCGCTATTGGAGGGATCTGTCAGATCAGACATCCCTGACTCTGCTCCTGTCGCCTCATCAAACCGTGCCAGCCCGTACTGGTAGGGAATTGGATAGTATCCGGTGCTGGTCGAGTACCAGAGGGAGGTATGGCTGGAAGCCCGATCTGCGTTTGTGCCAATCTGGGAAAAGCTGATGTTTGGTTCGGGAACCTCCAGTCCCATCCGGTAGGTCTGATTCAGATCCCCATCCAGAATACGGATGGGGGCGCTGTCCACTGCCACAAGGGTTGCTGTTGCCGAAGCAACCGGAGTCTGATCAATGACAATCTGGTTGGATGCAGAAATGATGTTGGTGACCAATCCACCGTCAGGGAGAATCGAATCATTGGCAACCAGCCTGTCCCCAACATGGATCTTGTCCACCTCTCCAGATTCCAGCGTCAGTGTCTTGGCTCCGGCATTGACTCCATTGGCGGCAACACGGATGGAATAGGAATCCCGACCAATGTAGAGATCCTGAGAGTATTCCACGAAGGAATTTGCCTGGAAGAGGCCCTTGATCAGTCCTTGAACGGTGATCGTATCCCCACTGGTGATCGTGTAGTCCCCATTGCGCTCAATGACCAGAGGGCTGGTGTACTCTGCATCTCCACTGCTGCTGAGAACGGTGGTGATGATCAGTTGAACGGCTGGAGTGACATTGCTGAAGCCACTGCTTCCAACCCACGTTTCTCCGGCCTCGTAGTAGAAGACCTGTCCACCTCCTTCGCCTCCAAAGGACTCTCCCTGCCGGATCGTGTTGTCATAGACTTCGGCATCGATGAGCAACTGACTGGTGGCTTCCGGCAGTCGATTGCCAGGAAGCAGTGTGTTCAGCCCCCCGCCGAAGTTCGACTGCTCTTGGATCATTCCATTGCCCGTTGGAGTTCTTGGACTTGTTTACTTAACTGATTGACCGATTCAATCAGTAACGGGATCAGGAGTTCGTACCGGACGGCCAATGTACCATCGGGACGTTGGATCACCGCTTCGGGGACCACAGGTTGCACCTCTTGGGCAATCACCCCAACGCTGGATTCTCCACCTGTGGGATGATCCTCCAGCCACTCAAAGCGGACCCCACGCAACACCGCCAGATCAGCCAGCGGGTTGGATGAGATCATCCGAACGTTTCGTTTCTTGCGGATATCGGAGGTGTAGTAGGCTGTGACATCCCCAGCGCACCGGATCTCGGCAGAGGCCCCGGTGACCGTCAGCAGTCCTTGGATTTCGGTACTGGTGGTAAAGGTCTTGTTGGAAAGACTTTGTGTGTCCGAGGTTCCGACCAGAGAGCCCGAAGGGATGGATTTCCCCAGCAAGTCCAGACTGATCGTGTTGGCAGTTCCATCGGTACTGAGGACAGGAATGTCTCCGTCTGTGGAACCATGAGTCTTGCCGTTGAGTTTGTCCACATTCAGATTGCTCACCTTTGTGGTCGAGGTGACCGTCAGCGGAGCCGTTCCTACGGCAATGTTGCTGATCAGGGAAGCCCCTGTGACAGAACCTGTCGAAACGACAGTGTTGGCACTGACGGTTCCTGATGCAGTCAGACTCTGTACAGTGGAGTTCCCTGTCGCATCCAGCGAAATGTTGGGAGAGGCTCCGCTGTTGGATAGATGCCGAACTTCATTGACTCGTACAGTACTCATCTAGTAACTCCAAATAGCTGATTTTTCAGGTTTTCTTACGTCCAAATGTATGAATCTCTGGGAAAAGTCGTTGCGCTGGTTGATCCCCAGTCCATTGAATCCGTGCTTGATTGCCAGCTTCAGTAGGCGTATGGCATCTGCCCCGTAGATCAACACATCCACGGCCATCCCTCGTCCATGATATCCTGGTCCATTCGGCTTCATGCGTTCGCGTGGATTAAGTTTTGGGTCACGATAGGCGCTGGATAGGCGCATCGGTTGTCCGAACTCCTCCCGCAACGCTTCCAGCTTTTCCATCATTTCCAAGTCCATCGCGCAATTGTTCGTGAAGGAACAGGCGAGTTCCTCCCTGCTGAAATGGGGGCTGGATTCAATAGTACTCATGCGTTTTTCCCCATCATTTGTTTAGCTTTGATTTCCTTGCGCCACCGCTTGAACATCTTGATTCCAATGACAATCGCGATAGGCGCACCAAAGAACGCCGCAATTCCCTCGGCGGCTCCGGTGTCCAGCAGGACATCCGTAACGCCCCACGCCATGTCCTCTACGCTGGCATCTACGGGCGCAGAGAGGATGAAATCAATCGCTTCCTGGTTGTTCGGATCGGGGATCGCTTCAATCCCAGCGTCTGTGACGGCATCTGTCACCGTGTCCGTAATGAGATTCTTTATGATTTCTTCCAAGATACCCTCTTGCTACTGGTTTTACGTTTTGCAGGAGCCGCCTTGCACATGGCCTTGGTAGGCCGACACGCTGGATACGGACGTTTGCTGCCACCCTTGGCAGACTTTCGGCCACAAGCCTTCCCTGTCTTGCAGTCCACCCAGCCCTTGCCGCCGTTTCTCCCAAACCAACCCTTCAGCCCTTGCTTTTTTTCTGGCCCGAACTTCGTTGCCATCCTCCTCCCATCGCTTTGTATCTCTTGGCGGCATATCCGTTGGCATAGGCACTCGGATATACTTTGTACTTTCTTTTTGCTTCCGCCTTGGCCTTTGCCCAGAGGGCAGGCTTGGTTGGAGTATTGGCCATCAGATCTGCCTATCCGTATTTACACCGATTAAGCATTCCTTAGTCATCTTTTCGGCAGCTTGTAGCTTTTGGGGTTCAGACATTTCCAAAACCTGCTCGTACCGATAGTGCTTGCGGAATTCATCGATGACGCAAGAACAGTTTTGAATGGAGAACTGAAGTGCCAACGGTTTTGGCATTCCTTGGTATTCAAACTGTGGCTGCATCTGCAGCGAACATTGATACGTCCACTGCAGTAGAAATAGGGTAGGGTAGTTGATCTCATACAGTTGTTGCTCAACTTCGTTGACCAACGGCCCTTTACTCTTGTCGAGATGCTGTGGCAGATTGCCGTGATGCGAGAACGCTGGCGGCGGCAACCCGCAGGTTGACAACAGGGCCAGTAGCAGCAGTGATTTCTTCATTAGTACTTTCCTTTTCTACCTTTCGGATTAGACGTAGTATGTCCTCCCTTGCCACCCCATAGGTCTTTGCAAGCCCAGTGTTTTGCAGTGCCTTTAGTTGCTGAAGCGCACTTGTGTCGTGCCTTAAAAGATTTTCTAGCTGCGGCAGAGTAATTGTTTCCATAGCCCTTTGCTCCATACTGAATGATCTTTTCTTTTCCACCGCTGCAGTCCTTGACCACCCTCTTCTTTTTGCTTCCTGCTGGCGCTGGTCTGGGCTTGTTGCAGGGCATAGCCTTCTTATTGACTCTTGCTGGCATCTTATTCTTTCTCCCGCAGTACGGCCTTCAGCAGTGTAGTTTGTTCGACTAGGCAGCTTCGCAGATCCCCCAGTATTTTGTTAGACTCAGAAATGATTCCTCTGAGTGCCTCATCGCTGGTCGTATCCTTTTTCATCCATTCGAGCCTTTCTTCTTTGTGCATCATGTCTGCTGTTGTTCGCTCCTCACGATGAGATTTTGTGATAAATTGGATATACCAGAAACAAGCGATCAAGGAGCCAAGCCCTGCGCCTAAGTCGCTAACCAGCTGAATGATTGAAGATGATTCGGGCATAGCAGGTACTCGGCTAAAGGGTTATAGGGAATCAGGCCACGCATGAATCGGTGCTTTGCCCGTTGGATTTCCCTCTTCGTCCGTTGGGGTGGTGTGGAGTGCGATGAACTCTTCTAGTGTCGTGCAGCCATTGATGGCGGATTCGATTGAATTGGATGCGGCCCGTACAGAAGCCCTATAATCTAGTACTGCTTGCGGCACTGCGGTGCTGGTTTCGGCCTTCCGTACAACATACCAATCGGTGTCTTTAAGTAGGCTTCCTGCGGTTTGTTTTGTGCGGCTAATCCACTGGCTTTTGAGCCCCTGCTGAACCTGCTGGTTGCCGCCCATGTCTAATACTGGATTGCCGTCTGCGTCCGTTACGTTTATATCATCTAGGCTTTTAGGGTTATTAGCTGACCAATAAAACCGTTCATCATACGGATCTGGTGGCGCAGGAGGTTCTACCCAAACCATTCCAAGTGACGTTTTGAATTCTGGTGTCCACCGATTCCAGACTGACGGATGTGTAATGCCATTGGAATCTGTCCAAGATCGTCCAACACGAATCGTAGTGCCGTTGTAAGTCCACATAGTTAGTTATCCTTTTATCCTGTTAACGTGCGTTGCTAAATTTAAATGGTTGTTCTGCGAAGGCCATAAAGATGTAAGTTTCGCCATCATCGTTAATTTCTTCTTTAGTGGATCTAACTTTAAAACCATTACTTAAAAAATCTATGTATATGTCCGTTGCGGCAGTAGACCCGTTTCCACGATAGCCTTCTTGGATACTTTTATTAGCGTACAAAACTTTATTCATGACGTTACTGGAATCCCTAGCATTGTCGTACATAGCCCAACTAGTATGAGTCGTGGTGGTGTCGGATGTGCATTTGCAAATTACAAGGGCAGGGCGGAAGCCACAGTACACAAACGGCAAAGCAGTAGACCCTTCGTAGCTGCCGAACTTACTGTAGCCTTCTACCGAATGCCAGCAGTAGGCTATAAAATTATGAGTATCATTAATATTAGTTGTATTAATATTCCCCAGTAAAGGGACTATATTTCCATCAGTAAGTGGGTTTTTAATACCCCCACCTCCGGAAGTCGAAACATTCGTCTGAGCATTAGGTAATTGCAAATATAAATTATGATTCGTTGATAGGCTTTTGTGGTAAACGAACCAATATTCAGGATCATCTAAATCCTTAATTATTACAAAATCTAAACTACTTAGACCGGACGGAATAGACTGATTCGAATTGGTGGCGTTATTACCGTAGTATTTTACAATACTAAACCCTGCATCGGTATTTATTGACATCCGCTTTGGGTATATTGTTGGCGATCCAGCAGGGGTATAATTGCTTTGTAGTACCCCATTAATTGATACACTACTATTAGAACTAGTAGCAGCAGACCCATTAGCGTTCATTGCGCCAGAAGTAGCCGTATTATCTGCTGTGGGTACCCCACCTGCTTTCCAGCACCAAGCTACAAACTTAGCATTGTTGTCATTTAAAGCGTTAGTTCCTGTGATTGATTGAATTGTAAAGCCAGATGATGTTAAATCGGCATCAGCATTACCAGAATATGTACCTTCAGCATTAGTCTGGGAGGATGAAATCCATTTTAAATTCCCATCCCCACGAACAGAATCCATTAACAAGTGATCTGAATTTACATTGGATGTTGGTAATAGTGTTCTTGCTTTAGTCCAAATTAAGTCTGGAGCAAAGTCTGTTGAAATTGATCTAGGGTAAATATTATCCCCCGTCCAAATCACAGCTTTAAAGTAATCCGCTGGCACATCACCAGTAACGGTTGGGGTAAAGTCTGGCAGGTTGGCAGTACAAAGTGCTAGTGCGCCAGTTGGTGGTTGGAAAGCAAAGCGTCCACCTGTTGAATTACCTGAGGCATCTGTATCATAATCGCCAGCACCAGTAGGAAGGTTTGATGCTCCACCGAAAGTAGGGTCTTGACCGAAATTAACTCTAATTTTCTGACTGCCAGAATTTGAAGCATTCCAGCATCTTAAACTAAGATTTGAAGTAAGGTTATTATGAATATATCCTGTTCCGTTCGAAATGTTTGCAGACAACTGCAATGCGCCATTTTTTGCTAGATACCACTTGCTATTCTGAATATCTACAATCACGCCTAATACATCTTCTGTTGTAAAGCTAATCGAAACTGCTGTTTGAGGAGCGTTATTCCAAGGTTCACCATCACCTCTAATTCCCCAAGAATTACTAGTATTGGTACCTTCCAGTAACCCAATATTCAATAAACTTAAGTAACTTGTTTCATAATAAATTTCAAAATAAGTAATCGCATTCGGTAACATCTGCATTGATGAAGACACTGAGCCAGCAGAAGCTAAAAATGTTCCGGTAGTTAAATTCCCATCAGATAGCGAAATTGATGAGTTATATAACGGATTCAACGCAGCAAAATTATTCGTTGGACTGTCTGGGACAATATCGTGTGTGCTAAATGCCATAATCTTTATTAGGTTACTGTCCAATCGTTATTATTACCGGAAACGTCATTACCAATGTTAGATGAATCCGCAAAGTCTAAATGAAATCCGTTGTCTCCGTAACTTCCTGTGTATGCTTTAGGAACCCAAATATCTTGTTTAGTTTCGCCAAAATATGATGCGTCGAGTGCTTGCCCGTCTATAAATTGTATGTTTGCTAGGTATCCACTAAATGGTTCAGTAGCATCAGATCCTCTACCTAAAGTAACAGGTCTTGAAGCTTTGTTAATGAATGGTTGTGTAAATGTAGTAACTGTTGGAGCAACACTATTTGGCCCAATAATTTCAACTCCATTTGCGTATACAATCAATTTATTAGTCGCTCCAGTATCCATCATAATTACAAAATGATACCATGCACTTGGATCTCTGAATGCAGCAGAAGAGGTTGCCTCAATTTGCCACGCAGAATCAACATCGTTTCTAACACCAAAAAAGAATTGGTCAGAGGTCACACTAGTAAATATTATGCATCTGCCGCCACTGCCACTCCCACCGGCATATGTATCAAAGAAACTATTCCTTAACCCAAGCCTACTACCAATCTTATACCATAAACTGATAGTTACTTTTGATTCATCAGTAACAGAAGATAAATTTGTTCTACTCAAATAACTAGACCCATCAAACCGTAATGACTGCTCAATCGGGTAGTCGTAGAAGCTAGCTGATCCGCCACTTTTTGCTGTGCCTTGTATAATGCTCATGGGCTTTTACCTGACTCCGTTAGCTAAGTGCGGCAGTTACTGATACCAGCACTACAGAAGCACTTGGCGCAAAGTATGACAACCAGTATTCGCCTGTTGCTGACAACGTAGTTAAATCCGCCGTTCCTAGCTTTACGGATGCCGCTTTACTGGCAGTATAAGCTGACGCATTGTTAACGTAGATGTTTCCAGACTGTCCTGCCGTAATATTCGTAAAGGTAATCGTATAATTGGCAGTTGGCGTACAAGAAAAGTTATTAGTGGTGTTCATGTCAAAACTGGCAGTATTGGCTACTGTGACTGTGCCACGATTGCCGCCAGTAAATGTCTGGTCTGCCGTCAGATCCGCAAAGTTGGATAAGCCCAGCGTGGTTCGTTGGGCCGTTGTATCCGCATCATCTAATAGCGCCCGTCCTGCACTCGTCAGATCCGCCACGGCATAAGTATCGGACGCAGTGGTGTACAACATTTTGTCAGTGTCAGTGGTTAGGCCACTGATCGAAGTCAGCCCAGCATCTAACGGTTGCTTACTACCTAAGTCCGTAGTCAAGTTACTGATCTTTGCTTGGGCAATCGCAGCATCTGCGGCAATATCCGTGTTCGTGATGGTCCCGTCGGCAATGTCCTCAGACGTGAGTGGGACAGGGGTTGGTTGTTTTCCGATATAGGCCATTAGCTTTGCTCCAATACTGAAATGACCGCATCCACGGAGGAAGCGACACTGCTGGTTACTGTGATCTTGTCTCCGGTTTCCAATACGACTTTCTGATCTCCTCCAACCAACACCAAACTTCCTCCTACTGGAATCGGAGCATCCTTGACGAGGTAGGCAGTGGTTCCGCTCACCCCAAGACTACTGTCAAAGAGAACCGCACTGATGGTGATTGCAGCACTGTGTTTGTTTGCCAACGAGGCCCCAATAACGGTTGTTGTTGTTGCAGAGGGCGTCGTGTATATGTCGTTCCCGCTGGTTCCAATCGATGTTGTGATCTGGTTCTTAAATGTATTTGCCATGATTATCCTAGTGCAATGCTGAGTGCGAGGGCGGTCCCTGCTGGATCAAAGTCTGTCCCTGACGCTGGAATGGTCAGTGTCACATTCCCATTCACATCTGGCGTATTCCCATTCACCGAATCTACGGCTCCAATTCCATCGGCTCCTCGGAGATCCCCTGTGCTGAAGCCCAGTCCATCGTCACTGGTGAACGTCACAACCCCTGTGGACGCTGAATAGCTTCCTCCTGTGAATCCTGATCCTGTGGCTCCCCGCAGATCCCCTGTGGTGAATCCCAGTCCATCGTCACTGGTGAACGTCACAACCCCTGTCGATGCTGAATAGCTTCCTCCTGTGAATCCTGGCCCTGTGGCCCCATCCACTCCATCGGCAGGCTTGGCAAAGGTCACCACATCTGTGCTGGCATCATCGTAGGTGATCGTCAGCGCATAGTTGGCTGCATTGTTTGGATCAGTTCCCAATGCGGTGCTGGAGATTTCCTTTGGTGTGGTTCCATCGACTCCATCGGCAGGTTTTACAAAATCTGCAGTCGTCTGGGTTCCTGCCACATCATCAAAAGTAATCGTCAGCCGGTACTTGTTGGAGTCTGTTGGATGAGTCCCCAGTACGATGGTAGAAATCCCCCGCCCATCGGCTCCCGTTGGCCCCTGAGATCCGGTTGCTCCCTGAGATCCGGCGGCTCCCTGTGGCCCCGTTGGCCCCGTTGGGCCCTGGACTCCTTGTGTTGGGATGTCAATGACAAATTGCCAGGCGTTGTTGGTTCCAACGTCTCCGTTGCCACTGCCCTTGTAGAGGTAGGTGTATCCGTATTCGGTTGCACTGGTACTCCCCCCGACAATCGCAAACTGCCCTGTCGAAATCCCTACGTTGCTCGGTGGGTCAGAATCTCCAACCAAGGCTGCGTAGGAACCGTAGACATGAGCAATGTGGAAGGCCCCTCCTGCCGATCCGGCTGCTCCGGTTGGACCCTGTGGCCCTTCGGCTCCTTGGGGCCCCGTTGGGCCTGCTGGGCCTTGAACTCCTTGGGGACCACGAACATTTGGAATGCTGTAGGTGTAGCGATTGGGGAAGCCTGTCAGCGTGATCGAATTGCCGATATCGTTGTGATTGGCCGACCAGTAGAAAACCTTGGAAGGAGAAGTGTTGCTGATCGTCAGTGTTGCCGTTGCTGCCGTAGGTGTTGCCCCCAACGCCTCATAGGCGGAGACAAAGGCTGCATAGGTATTGTAGGTTGTGCCATCAATGACGTAGACCACGCCCTCTGTTCCACCAAATCCATTCTCATCCGCACGGTTGCTCAGAGAGAATGTGTAGGCGTTGTTGCCTCCACCGTTGAAGATGGTGGAAGACTGGATGTTGAAGATGAATACATCATTCAATAATCCGCTTAGTGCTGGCGCGGTTTCTGGGCCAGACCCTCCCTGCAGAGACAGGACGTATTCGCCACCAGATACGGTTACATCATAGGTATAGGTAGTCATCAGCTTCTGCCGTACTTGTAAATATCAAGGAAATCACATCCGGCAATCTGATAATTGTTTGATCCAAACAGATTGCTTTTGTTGGTATCTTGGAAAAACTCCCAACATCGAATCACCGCCCATGCCTCTGGGCTGGTATTTACCTTCCTTTCCAGATAGAGATCAAAACCCCTGCGGTTGTTGTCTCCTCCACTGATTGCCAACGTTGGGATCGTTGTCGATGTAAAGTTGCTGCTCGTCCCATCCACGGTTGCCGTTGCTCCTGCCACGGACAACTTGGCCCCTTGGATGCCATGCCACTTCAACCGAAAGGTTTCATTTGCTGCCAGATTTCCCAACGTCAAGGTGTTCCCAGAAAGGGACATTGTCGGATAGCTTCCGTTCATGGGGGCAACGTATCCCAGATTGACTGGACTCGAAGAGCCTTGGTCATTGCGGTACAGTGTAAAGAAATAATCCGTCAGTTCTTCTGGGGCGGCTTCTGCGTTTGGCGTAAAGACCAACCGTTGGGGCGTGTTGTTGCCCGTATTGATCAGGGAACCTGATGTGACCAGCGTCTCCTGGCCTCCCTCCAGAATGACCGCATTGTCCACTTCCATACGGGTCAGGTAGTAGTTGTTGATCGTTCTGCCGTTGCGCCAGTTGTAACTGTAGGCGATGGATTCCGGCCAATAGAGTTTCTGAGAGTAATTCAAGGAGGTTGTGCTGGCTCGGTACAACGACTGTCGGGCATTGTCGTAGTTGAACTCTGGCGTGGAATAAATTCCCAGCACTTCTGGTCGGATTTCGTAGATTCTGTCGTATTGGTAGGTTGTGACGTTCTTGGTTAGTTCCAGTTGGCTAGAGTAGGTGTATACTGTCTGACTTGCTCTTTGAGAGTCCGTAATCCCACTTGAATAGGAGTAAGTAATCTTCGTGTCTTGGATTGGTCCAGAATAGTTGTAGACATTCCCGCTTGCGGATATTCCCCATGTTGCAGGATAGGTGTTGTAGGGCTCTCCTAGTTTGTAAACGTTGTATCCATAACCAGTATTATCATATCTAACAAAATCACCTCTCTTTAGAGTCACGCCATTTACAGTGATTTCTGTTCTTGTCATGGCATCATCATAAAAATTTCCAAAAAGAGAAGTATACCCAGCAATCCCAATCTGATTAGGCCCAGTAGCGTTGATTGTCCCTGCGTTTGCTGGAATCGGGGTTACTTTTGTGCCGATATAGCCAAATGGGTAGTAGTTCCCAACTTGCCAATACTGGTTGTAAGCGTCTCCATTGTTAAAAAGCTTGTAATCATAAGCCCACGCCTGCCCTGTCCGTTGACTCCCCCGTGTTACTGTGATCCCGTTGATCGTGACGGATGTTGTTGTAGGTTCTGTGGAGTAATAACTGATCTTCTGTGTTCCGTTTAAAGACACTGTCAGCTTGTAGGGATTTGCTCCTCCAACCTGCTCAATTTTCCAGTAGTTGTTCTGATCATTAATGTCGTTGTAACTAACAACATCTACAGTTCTTGTGTAGAACTTGTTGTCCGTTGCTCTTGCCCAGTACTCTGACCCCCCCTTTGTCCACTTGGTATGTCCATCCTCTGTTACTGCAGGATCTGAAATCTCGTATCCCATGTAGGGAGCCTCACTGACCGTCACATCCACGGTACTTGCCGTAGGAGTTCTCTCCTTCAAACTTGCTGCTGGACTTGCTGAAGCATTTCCTAATGACCAGTAATAGTTCGTTGTTCCCGAAATCCTCCACTGGTAGTATCCGTTCCTGTCTGGGCTGGTAGCATTGTCAGGAGTTGTAATCACATACTTTGTTCCAGATGTTCCAAACCAATAATCTGCTGTTCCAGCGTTTGCAGTAGTGACCGCCACTCCAGAGATTCCATAATCTTGAATGCTCGTAGTTCTGGTCTTCATCTCATACGGAGAAGTCTCGCTGACCCAGGTCTCCTGTGGATAGGCGTTGTTGCTGTTCGTATACCTTACATGCCCATCGACTGCCGCTTCGTTGGCATTGACATACCCAAATGCCGAAGCATTGCTGGCTGTCATGAACTGTGTGTCTGGAACCGTTGTCCCTGCGTCACTGTACTTGATCTCTGATCCAATCTGGTAGTAAGGCCCCAGATTCCCCTTGTACCAAGTTGAATACCCTCGGATGGAACCACTCTGGCTGTATCCAAACTCAGAGGCAGTGGATGTTGTCAGCAACACCGACTGTGCGGCGACATAACTTCTTCCTGCATCAGAAGCGACCAGTTCCAAATTTGGGTCTGTGTTCGATACCGTCACCGTCATCTGCAGGTTCACTGTGCCATAGAAATCCGAAAGGCTGATCTCCTGCCCCCGTTTTGGAACGGTTGCCTCCACGCCCCAGTACTCTGAGAGGAAGGCTCCCCCATCAATAATGTTTCCGAATTCTTCTTCAACCTGAGAAAGGCTGATTGCTCCAGATTCTTGTAAAGGCATCTTAGGATGAACTTACGGTGGCTTCGTTGTAATCGGCAATCTTGACATAGGCCACGGTTCCGTGGGCACTGCTGTCGGTTCCAACAGTATGCATCTGCAACGTTCTACCACTTGGAGTCGTGTACTGAATCCACATCGACTCGCCTGCGGTGGCCCGATGGATTGTTGTAAAATTAACACTGCAGGGTTTCTGTCCTGCCGGAGCCGTCCCATATACCCGATGAATCTCGGTGGACCCTGCATCCGTATGGACATCAAAGTAAAAGTCGGTATCGTCTGTCTGGGAACTTGCTGTGGAAACCGCCCATGTTCCTGTGATCAGATAGACTCCTGCTTCTGGGAAATCCAATCCCCCATTGGCGTTGAAGGAGTGTGGTGACCCCCCAGGACGTTGGTTGTCATAAAGAGTGTTGGTTTCTGTCTGGCTCAGATCCAGTGTGGACCCGTTGAATCCTCCAAAGAGGTAGGAATCAAACTGCCAACGGAAGAAATTGGCTGTCAGTTCCCCGGCAGGCCCCTGCGCCCCACGCAAGTCTCCTGTGGAAAAGACCAGTTCTGGATAATTGGAAGAAAAGGTAACAATCCCCGTACTGCTGTTGTAAGTTCCAGCAGTCCATCCCTTGCCATCGTTTCCGTCTGTTCCATCGGAAGGGACATCAATCTGACCTACCAACGTCTTGGGGGCGTTTGGAACGTCATCCGTGAAGGTTGTGACCAGATTGTACTTTCCATTGGAAGGAGCCAGAAGTTCAATCGTTGCGACTCCTCGACCCTGATCTCCCTGTGTCCCTGGCAATCCTGCCAATCCGTCATTCCCTGGAGGACCTTGTGGTCCCTGTGGCAAGGTTACATTGCCTGTGTATCCTCCGTTGGATAACGCAAAGCGGATTGTTGATGCATTGACAACATCAACATTGGCAATCCCCACACCGTCCGCTCCATCCGCTCCATTGGCCCCGTCCGCTCCATCTGCTCCATCTGCTCCATCGGCCCCAGGAAGCCCCCGCACACTCTGTGGTGTGACAATGATGTCCCCGTTGCTTAGTGTCAGTTCAAGCTGGCTGTTGCTGTTGATCGATGCGTTGGTTGGTACGATCTTCGGTAGGTCAAAGTACGAAGTGTAGGTTGCCGGATTGGTATCGAGTTCAAACCGGATTTGTTCGGTATTGCTGGGGTTGACACTTACCTCCACCAGCCCTGGTCCATCGGCTCCATCTGCTCCATCGGCTCCGGCAGGCCCTACAATCGTTCCTGTCGAAGTCAACACTGTCCCGTTATTGAACGTCAACTCCAGTTGGTTGCTTCCGTTGACAGCAATGTCTACAGCATTGACCACAGGCAGGTTGACCGAATAGGTCGAGGAATCGGTCAGTGTGAAGGTGGCACTACTGGTCCCCTGTGGCTGGGTGATTGTACTGATCCCTACTCCGGCTGGCCCCTGCTGAGATACGCCTACGTCTTGATAGGTGATGACCAGTGAGTCGGATGCCGAATCATAATCAATGTTGACAATCCCAGGACCCGTCAGTCCCGTTGGTCCTGCTGGCCCCTCCAGTCCTGCCTGCCAAGCATTTCCATTCCAGAATTCCAACTCCTGTGTGGTGCTGTTGTAAATGACTGAGCCGGTGATTACCCCGGAGGTTGGTCTGGCTGCCTCTGTATAGGACCCCAGAAAACGGGCATTGATGTTGTCCGCCAGCGCCTGTGTCTTGGCTTGGTAGTGCAACGCACTGAAGCCCGTTGTGCTTCCATCGGAAAGCGTGTACTGCGTGTCCTCGGCGTTGATTGCCAACTTCTCCGCATCGGCTTTGGCGTTGCTGGCGTTGGTTCCCGCAGTGGATGCCGTGTTGGCAGATACTCCTGCGGTGTTACTGTATCCCTGTGCCTGTGCGGCATATCCTGCAGCCTGACTGGCTGATGCTGATGCCTGACCTGAGAATGTAGATGCCTCGACTGCGGAACTTGCTGCGGTGGTTGCGTTTGTCTCTGCCTGAGAGATGCTGCTGTTCTCATCAACAATTGCTGCTGCCAGCGAATTCACATCCGCTATGTTGTCACTGACCTGCTTGATCTTGGAACTCGCTCCCAGATTCAGATCATCGGCAACGATTTCCACATCTGCAAAGTTGTCTGCCACCGCCGCAACCTTGCTGGTTCCACTGTCCAGGTCTGTTGCCAACGTGGTGATCTCTGTGTCTGAACCTGCCACCGTGTTGATGTTGCTCAGTGCTGCTGCAACCGAAGCTACCGTGTTGTATTCTGCTGTGGAAAGAGGGATTGCCTCCAGAATCAGTTCAAAGAAGGTTGTGTTGGTGATGGCATAGGAAGCCCCCGCCACCACATCTTGAATGACCACATACAAACTGTTTGTCGAGGGATCACGGATCAGATCGTCTGTGTTGTATGCCTGACCCTGCGTGTAGTCTCCACTCCAGTTCAACCCCGGTGGCAGTTCTCTTTCATAGACAAACAGATCCCAGTATTCCGAATTGCCTTCTGTGGAAGGCAACGCAGTCCCCACAGGAACGGTTCGGGTTGCAATGTAAATCCGGTTGCGGGTTGCGTCACGGACAATGTCCCGCTCCACATAGGAATTGCTTGTGCTGTGGATGCCTCTCCACGAAACCCCAGGAGGTCCTTGGGTTCCCTGACTTTGGACAATGATCTGTGCGCGAGTGGTACTCATCGACTCACCTCACCTAGTACTTTGATTTTTCCAACTAATACTTTTTCCACGACGTTGTTTTGCTCTATTTCCAAATCGTATTCGTAAACTCCTGAGAGATACCCTGCTGTCGCAGAGGCTCCCACGGTGATGCGGATGTTCGGAGAAACCGATTGCATTGTGATCTCCTGTCCACTGTTCCAGATGTCTGTCGGCGTGGCTTCCCCACGATGAGTCTTGATGTATAGACGTGCCGTATAAGTGGTCAGGTCCCGAATGTTCCCATCCTCATCCTTTACCGTCAGGTCTGCCCCAAACGTTGTTCCCTGCTCCACTTCAAAATCATAAATGCCGTAGGCCATTAGCGGGTAACTCGGAAGTAAGATTCATTGCGGCCTTCGCTTTTGCTGAAGGAGTTGATTCCTTCGTTCAGTAAGGCTCCACTGGCCAACTCCATAAACCTTCCACGGGCAATCTGGGCCTTTTCTGTGTTGCGGGTCTGCCCCTCTCGGTTGTAAGCCCTTTCCAGCGCACCAAACACCAACGCCTCATGATAAAAATGCCCGATGATCGGCTCCGTGGCGTCTGCAGTAATGTCTTGAATCCTTGGCAACCCACGCAACAGGATCTCCTTGAAGACCTTCGTGGTTGCCGTTGCATCGATGAACAGATCCTCATCCCTTGCGGGAATCGGGAAGATCCGAAAACTTCTGGTCGAGGCCGTATTGTAGACAATCGCCTCTACCGGACCATTGCGCTCCCGCCACTTCGGAGTGGCATTCAACGTGTAGTTTGCCCGAATCGTTGAGAATGGATTGGGGACTACCCCAAAGACCCCATTCATGAACTGGCCTCCACTGCTGAAACGGAAAACCGCTGCGTCCAGTTCCCCTTCACTCATGATTGCCAGATTGATCCCGTCGAGGCTGGCGGAGACGATCTCCTCAATACTGTCTGGAACCGTTAGCACCGGATCAGTTGGAAGATAGCTGATTGCCCCTGGTTGCTGCTCTCCTTCCGTCAAGTACCGGAAGATCGTCTCCGTCAACTTCGTGATCACATAACTTTGGTTGGAGATCACCACGGTGTCCCCTGTGCTGAGTCCGTGAGCCGATGCAGTCGTCACTGTGACCGTCTTGCCATCCACCGTGGCGGTTCCTGCTACGGCAGTTGCTGGTCCGCTGGATAGCGCAACCGTTGCCGTTACCTGTGGCTGTCGGCTGATGCGGACAAACTCCCGTTGGGCGTCATCGATGTAGCGGTTGATCTCCGCATTGCTCCAACGGCGGTTCTCTGTGTCCTGCAGGGCCTCCTCTACCCGCTCTCGGATCTCTCTTCTATTCACTGATTGATCTCAATCACTTCAAATCTCTCCATGCTTTCATCAATTGGCTTGTCTGCGCCCTTGGGCCACCGAATCGCCCGAAGCTGGAACCTCCGTGAAGAGCGCCCCACCAACGATCTCATCGGATCGGGTTGCAGATATCTCGTTCGGACGGTGTCCGACAAGGCGTTGAAATGCTGGATTGGTAACAACACCGGCTTGTTGCGGGGGATGATGATCGTGTGGGTGTCCACGGTGACCGGAACCGGCCCCAAGTCCCACGACTCGTCTCCACTGTCAATCTGAGCCACCACATGCCCATCCGCTGGACGGTGCTTCACGTCAACCTCCTGCGCCATTTCCATCCCATCCTTCACAAAGGTGAACTGGTCTTCCCCTGTGCGAACATAGGACTGGTGCAAGGTCGGTTCTGGTAATTTGTCTGGTAAAAGTCCTCCGGCTACGGCCATTGGTCTTCCTGGTTAGAGGTTACTGAATTCCCGACGCCCCCAACGAAGGGAGACATCGGGAGTAGTAGGCGATTAAGAGTACGCTACGTTTGGCGCGAAACGGAAATCCACCCAGAAGTACATGTCTCCTGCAGTGGCAGCGGTTCCAACGGTGGTTACGGTTGCCCGTACCACATAGTTGTCCTCACCATCGTCCGTTGCGGTGTAGGCCGTCACGGCGGTCATCTGCTTTGCAGCAGGGGACTCGGTTCGGGCTGCGGCCTTAATGCTGGTGGATGCCAAGAAGGAATCCACGGTGTTGATGTCGCCAACCTGCACAGCAGCTGAAGTGCCGTTGTCGAAGGCGGTCTTGACGACGACGTTGGCCTTCTCCACGATTGCGCCTTCCGGCACAACAATGTCAAAGGTGTAGGTTCCTGCAGCAGAAACATCCGCTGCTTGAACCCGAACATGCTTGCTCGTCTGAGGCATGTTGATGTGTTTAACGAGAATCGATTCCATTATTATCTCCTAACTTGGAATCGCCCCACCCAAAGGTAGGGCTATTGTAATTAGATGTCAGTTGCGCCAACTTCGATGCGATATAGGTACAAATCCTGCAAAATAACGCAAGAATACATCGTTTGCCACGAAACTGTACCTCTTTGTCCCAAGGGGTCGCCGGGGCCAGGTTTGGGGGCAACTACCGTCGAGCGGAGAGAATCCTTCCCGCCCAGCGTCGCGCATCCACCAAAGTCTGCAGCCATGATCACCAAGGGATAGACATCGATGTTTCCACCAGTTGCCTTCAACCCTGTGGAACCAACCGCTGCGCCTGCACCCTTGAAGGGCATCGCCTGTGTGGTCAGAATGAAGCGGATTCCTCTTGCGGCTCCTACCTCTCCGTCCATCACATCACCCTGATCGGCATACTGCTCTACGGGTACATAACCCGGAAGTGCTTCCAGATCCTGACGTAGATCTACATGACCAATCGCAACGAAGGACTCACGGATGGGGCTGGTGGAGACACCGTCGGTGGCATCCAACTGCTCTTTCAACTTGGTCGCGTCGTTGTTCTCCAAGACTCGGATTGCACGGTCCAACAAGGTCGTTGCCGCTGTTCCTGCCGCAGCGTTCTTATTGGCAATCGTGTAGTTCACGTCACTTCTTCCGGTACTGCCGGTTGAACGTGCGTACCCTACCTGTGATCCTGCCCGGAATTCCTTGTAGGAGATGAAGTCCAGCGTCTCGCCTGCTTGCTGCGCCTGTCGCTCTGTGATCACCTGGACCAGCGGATCGTGGCTTGCCGCCAACATGATGTCGGTGGTGTTCACATACGAACCATACTGCTGCAAATTGTGCTTGATGGTCGTGTGCTGCAAATTCACAAAATTCGGGGTCACCCCTTCGGCAATCGGCGTGTCCACAATCGGGAACCGCTCGTACCGTCGGTGGCGAATCTCCAGACCCTCTTTCTGTGGCTTGGTTTCGCGTTGAGCAAATTTGCTGAAGGTGAGTAAACGCTTCGCAATCGGAAGCATTCGTTTTTGGATGGTGTAGGCATCGTGCTTCGACAGATCACCGTAAGATGATCCGGTAAGCAGACCCGTTCCTGCATTGATAGCCATTTTTCTTTCCTATGTTCTGGCCATCTGGTCATTGATCTCTATGATCAATCAACAGATAGTCGTCTACCATGAAAATCTAGACGGCGATGCTCTCCCAGAGTTCTTCGTCGTTCATGTCCTCTGGCCTGCGTTCCTGCTGTCTAGGATTACTGTTCTTGAGCAGACCCTGTGCTGCCTTGCGGCGGACAGTGCCTTGCGTTCCTGCTGCTGCTGCTGGCGTTGCTACTGGTGCTGGCTCCGATCTGAACCTTTCCCGCCCCACTGGGGTGTTGAGAAAGTCGTTCATCACTGCCGCATGATCTGCCGGGTCCATCGATTTGGTCATTGCTGCCAGACGTATCGGTGCAGCCTTGACGTATTCCTCAAACTCCGGGCTTCTGTCAATGTCCATGTAGTCGTCACCAACGTGCGTTCTCATGTGCGCGGCATGTTGCAGGCGATACTGATTCGCCTTGTACTGCTGTGCTACCTCTTCCAGCTGGCCGATCCGGTCTTCCGGTATCTCCGGCATCTGGATTCCTTTTGTCGCCTTGGCGATTTCGTGAGCAATCAACTTTCTGTAGGCTGAAGTCAGTTCTTGGAACTCGTCCAACGTCTGCTTCGTTGTTGGATCAAACCAGTCTTCGTCCAAAGGACTCGGTTCCTTGGGCTTGGCTTCCACAGGAGTTTCCTCCTTCTGCTTTGCCAACTGGCGCTCCATCTCCAACCGCTCCAGGCGTAACTGCTGAAACTGCTCCCGCAGTTCCTTCGTCTCCTCGTTGCGGCGGTGGAACTCCTTCTCCAGGTCCTTGTACCGCTTCTCGTAATTATGCTCCTCCTTCCTCTCCTCGGCGGTGGGTTCAGAGGGTGCTTCTACCTCAAAGACCTCTGATTCCTCCTCTGCCTCGTCAGTGGCTGTGGGGGATGCATCATCACTTACGTCTTCAACAACCGGGGCCCCTACTTGGTCCCATAACTGATCGTCCGATAATTCCACCGTCTCTGAAGCTGAGTCCTCAACCATCGATTGAGACAACCCCTGTTCTGTGGATTCTGCCATTGTCTTCCTTGCTCACAAGGTTAGCGCCTTCTCAAAGTGCCCCATCTATCTGGGATCTGAGTTCTGGCGGACTGCTTGAGGGTTCATCGGCAATTCCAAGATCTCCTTGATTGCCTCCCGATACCCTTGTAAATGTGAAAAAATAAGCCTTTTGGCTTCACTGTCGATGGTCGCGTTCACCAACTGCTCATCCGTGTCCTTCAACGCTTGGAGTAAATGCTGGTAAAGCACTTTCCAACCGGGGGACTCCGGTAAGGTGCTGATGAGTCGTGGGTCCATCGGCAATTCCTTAGTTGACCGTTGGAATGTTTGCTGCCGGTAACTGGTTCTCTGCGGCCTGCTCCCGCTGCTGCGCCATCATCTCACGGGGATTGTTCTCCCCACCCTGCCGCTGCTGCTGGGCCTCCGAACTGCGCTGCTGCGCTAGCCGGTTCAACTGCGCTACCTGCGCCTGTCTCATCCTCTCCTGCTCCGCCTGTGCGGCCTGCATCGCCTGTTGCTGGGCCGCCTGGGCCTGCATCGCCTGTTGCGCCTGCATCTGCATCTGCTGCTGTTGCGCCTGCTTCTGCTGCTCCTCGTTGATCAACATGCTCATTCCGTAATAATCGGGTATCGCCTCGCGTAATACATTCCCCTGCCTCAATAACTCCATCCGCTCCTGAATCTGACTCTGGCGGATGTCCTCACTGGCTGCCTTCTTTTCATCCAAAATGGCCTTCGTCTTTTCAAATTCGCTGCGTAATTGGAGTTCCTGCTGCAAAGACTGGATCTTCATCTGCTCGGCCTGCTGTGCCTGCTGTGCCTGCTGCTGCATTTGCTGCTGCTGGTTCTGCTGGACCTCCTGCTCCGATTTGACGATCATCTCCGGGTCCAGATTAAATGCGCGAACCAACGGCTGGACAAAGGCATCGTACCGGATGTAGTTCTGTAACTGTGGTAACTGGCCGATTGTGCTGAGAAACTGGATCAATTGCGTGTTGTGGACTTCCTTTGCCACATACTGCGTCCAGCCTGTGCAGATCGCCTCGTAGTCCCCCTTCAAGGAAGAATCACTGCTGTCTACCATGATCCAACGGTAGATCGCCTCAATGTTCCGTGTGATCATGTCACTGATCGAACGGACCACGTCTGCCGTTTGCTTGTTCGCGTTGGAATTTAGGATCGACATCCCTGTCGCCGTCCGGGTCTGCGAAGGAGACATGTCCCCATACCCAATCGCTGTCTGACCACTGTCGAGATCTGCTTCCCGCTCCAACACCTGGATCAGGTTGAGCAACCCACTTGTCACGTCTGGGATCACAATCGATGCAAACGCATCCTGCACACTCATCCCACTGCGGACCTTGAACTGCTTTCCTGCCCGAATCGACTCCAGATCACTGCCACTTTCAAAGGCTGCCGGATTGACCACCGTCATCGGAACTGCCGATAGTTCCTTGCCCTCGACCAACATCGCATAGGCAAAGTTGATCAGATGCTGTACGTCCCGAATCGCATAGTAGATTCCATCGCCCCAAATGCTCTCCGGGTTCCGTTGCCAGTAGGCAAAGTCATACGGCTTGCGGCCATCAAACGGGTTGATTGCCATCTTGATGACCTTGTGGCCTACCACATGCGCCACTACGTCCAATGTCCCCGTAAAGTCATCCTCAATCGGCAAATGCCCCTGCAGGTCCTTCGCGTCCAGCTTTCCCCAGAATTCCAAGACCTCAAACTTCTTCACACGGTGCGAATTCGTCTCGTCCAACGTCTTCGGATGCTCACTCTGGTCCTGCCCCTCGACACTGCCAATGTCTCCAGAAATCACCTCATCGATGACCTCTGGTAAAAAACCTTCCTGCGATCTTCCCAACTCCCGTAACTGGATCGATGACAGAAACGAACGCTGGATCACATACTCCGCATCGTCTGCCGATGACGCCTCCGGTGTCGGAAAGACATTCCAAATGCTGACGTAGTCCACCGATGGAACCAGTTCCGACTCAATCTGACTCTCTACCTGCTCCATGAACTGGCCTGATGCCGGGTCCATCATTCTGGTCGTCTGGTACACCGGATAGTTCACATACTCCAACATCGGAGACTTTGTGACACAGGTCCCGTACAGACAAAGTTCATGGATGCCGTCCAACAGGCTGTCCAGGTAATGAGTCTGGTCCAGTACGTCCCGAATCCGGTCCTCCATGTTCTGAGATCGCTGTTTCACGGCGTCCAGTAACTGGTATCCCTGCAGGCCCTGCTGGACCAGATCCTGTGGCAAGTACCTCGGTTTCCTCGACGGGGTTACCGCAAACGGGATTCTGCCATCGTCAAACAGCAAGGAACCAATCTTGACCTTTGCCGAATTGACCTTGCGACGGGTCTGGTTGATGAAAATCCCCCGACGGGCCGCTACACTGTCTCCACCCGCACTGTTGATCTTCTCAGGATACTTCGCCCGATACGCATCGTAGGCGTCCCGCCAGATCAACTCGTTCTCCCGACGGTACTCCTTCGCCTGCTCAAACAAATCCCGAACAACCTTGCCGATGTCATCCAATGGCGCAGAAATCACCTTGACCTCTACCGCCTCTGGAGTATCCAAGCCCTCCTCGTCTAGAATTTCTTCTGCGTCCTCTGGAAATACTGCCATTACTGCTTCTTCCGGTTCGCTCTTTTGCTGATCACTCGCAAATTGCTCGGCTTGTTGTTTCTTGGGTTTCCATCGCGATGATCGACCTCGCGGGTGCGGTCCCCCTTCGTAAGGCGTCCCGCTCCCACCATGCGCCGACGGGCCGTGTTCCTTGCGGCACGGGCCTTCTTCTGCTCCGGTTTTGCATGAAACTGGTCATACTCCCTCCGGTAATTACGGACTCTTGGCTTTTTGCTCATCTACGTTCCAACGGTCCTCAATGTGGTAGACCAGCCGCTCCAACAACGCCCGAATCTCTACCAGTTCGTCCAACAACGGGTCCATGTCCACTACGATCACGTCGTAGTTTTCTTCGTTCTCTGGACTCACTTCTTCTTCATCCCCTTCTTGGCCTTCATCATCATCATCTGCTTCTGCATCGCCGGAGACATCTTCTTTGCCGACTTCCCTGCAGGCTTCTTCATCATTTTGCTCTTGCTTCCGTACATACCCTTCTACTCCTACGAGAGTTGGTGTTGATGGTTACCTGGCTGGGGTGCAACACCCACAGGCTCCTATGTCCAGCGTCCTCAAGGCGTAGCCCTTGCTGGTTTGCTGACGAGGTTTCTTCCTATTGCCATACTTCATCTGTCTTCCTCTGCCGACTCCGTCGTTGTTCCGACCGTGCGAAAGTCCCGTCCCTCCATTGCCGCTTCATCCGCTCCGATACCATCTCCGACTTCAAACACCCGCAGGAACGGGATCTCCCACTCCGTAATACCTTGCCCTGCGTTCTCGCCTTGTATCCGCAATCACAAACGCAGAACCACATCGCCTGACCCCACTCGTTGTCCTCTGCACGGTACTGCACCGTCCAACGGCCAAACCTTCTGCCCGATAAGTCCTCGTAGTTTCCCCAACCACGACGCCCCGATTTCCAACTACCCATGTCTCTTCTTCCTGCGTCGTTTGCCCCTGGGGGTTCCCCCACCAGCCCACCGTACCGGCGTCGGCGTTGGCGGCGGCGGTACACTGGGACTG